GAGCCGCTTCTGGTCCACGGCGGCGTTGATCGCGTCACGCGGGTCCTCGCTCACCACGACCAGGGACTCGTCGAAGGTGCGCGGGATGCGGGCGATGGCGAACCGCTCCGACACGCGCTGCCCCCGATTGGCGGCCTGCTGGTACGTGGCGACGTTGAAGCCGCCGAGACGGCTGTTGATCGCGACCGCCATGTCCCGGAGGGTCAGCGGGCGGCCCACGTCGAAGCCAGCCGCGCCCTGCGCAGCGAGGGCGAGGGTGGTTGGCTTCACGGGCTCCTCCACGGTGGCGGGCTTGGCAAGCGAGCCCAGGTCGATGTTGATCACCGGGCGGGTGCGGCCTCGGCGACCTGGGGCGCGGCGAAGACCACTGGCAGCCACCGGAACGGGTGCGGCCTCGGCCTCGGCGACCGGGGCCTCGACGGGCTCTGGCTTGGCCAGGATCCGGTCAGCGATCTCCTTGGCCGACGTGGACCGGGCCAGTGCGGCGGCCTCGCGCTTGGTGACCTCGCCCTTCAGCGCCTCGATGCCCTCGGCGAGAGCGGAGAGGGCCTGCAGGCTCTCGTCGGTCGGCGAGGAACCGTCCTCGGGCAGCAGGCCCTGGAAGACGCCGACGCTGCGGTCGTGGAGGTCGTGGAGGTCGCTGTCGCTGAGCGTGGACAGGTCCTCGGGGATGACGATCTTGTCGTCCTTCTTGCTGGACACGGGGTCCTCCCTACGGGAAGTGAGTGGACGACCCGGCCCAAACGCCAGCAGTCAACGGGCTCATCATAGCGCAACTCTTGTGAGAGCGCAACCTTCCGTTACGACAGGCTTGCCTTGAACTCGCGGTAGGCAGCAAGGTTCGCACGCACCTTGTCCAACTGCTGCTGCTGGTTGAGCCGAAGCCCCGGCGGCAGGTCCTCGGCGTCCAGAGCCTCCTGCATCTTGTCCAGCAACCTGTCGAGCGTGGCGGGGTTCTTGTCGCCGTCCTCAAAAGGCAACTTCTCCAACTCGCGCTCAAGGGCCTTGGCAGCCTTGATGGCTGCAGGAGACGATCCGTAGTCCTTGTCGTACTGGGCGGCGAGCCACCGACCCTCGACCACGGCGTTCTTGACAGGATCGGGCTCCCACCACACGATGTTGGGGTCCCGCTTCTGGCCCTTCGCGGGCACCTCAACCGGCGTCCAGGGGCGATCCAGGTTCTCCCCGGTCACCGTCTGGCCGCGCACTTTGTTCAGGACCTCACTCTTGCTGAGGATGTTCCCGTCCTGGTCCTTCCACTCCCCATTGCGCTGGCGCTCGAAACGGTCCTCGCCGGACACAAGGACCTCCCAGGGGTCCATGTCCGGGAAGATGTTGACCTCGACCTGTGCGCTCTCTTTCACCGGGAAGGAGCCCGACGACGCAGGGGCGGCTGACTCAGGAGTCTCGCCAGCGAGGATCGTGCCCCCCTCCTGCTCGACGCCGTACAGCACGTCCTCGTCCGTGTAGATCTCGCCGTCAGGGTCAGTCCAGGCGCCATCTGCGCCGCGCTTCAGCGGAACAGGGTCGCCGTCGCCGTAGTCGATCGTGATCTCGTCGAGATCGGCGAGTTCGTCTGCCGACATGCCGACACCGTCGTCCAACTGATCGAGCCCGCCCCAGGCCACGCTCTCCTCAGTCCCGTCGTCAAAGCGCACACGGACCTGGCCTGCGTTGTCGCCGGGGCCGATGACCTCGCCGTCACGGTCGGGGATGCCCTTGTTGGGGAAGCCCCTCGACGACACCCGGTCGCCGACTGTGATGGCCCCGCCACCGTGGTACTCCAAGATGCCAACCTGACCCGGTGCTCCCGTCGCGGGCTCCTTCGGAGCGACCGGGGGACCGAAGGTCTCCCCATCGACGCTACGAACCGTCAACTCCGCGTCACCACCGGCCAGGATGTCCGACGACGAAATCTCGGCTCCGAGAGGCAACTCATCGTCCTCGGCAGTGGGTCCAGGCTTCGAGACCTCCCATGTGCCCAGGCCGGTCTTGGTGAACTCGTACCCGGCGTCGTCGGCGATCACCGCTCCAACCGGAAGATCGTTCACTACGGTAGCCTCGGGCCAGTCGTCCTCATTATCGCTAGGGATGATGGTGCCGTCCGGGTTCACGCCGGGGAAGTCGATCGTCCCGGCCGCCTGCTTCTTGAAGAAGTCACCCTCACCGGGCACCATGTCAGTCTTCTCGGACTCTACCGGAACGGCGTCCTCGTCTTCCCACAACTCACTCCACAAGGGCTGAGCATCGGGATCGCCCTCTTCGATGTCTACTGGCGAGTCGTCTTCGTAGTTGTCGAGCAGCATGCCGGTCGTCAGCAGTCCCAACTCAGGATCCTCGTTGTCGGCCAGCGTAGAGTTGAGAACCGTCCACGTACCGTCCTCGTTCTTGCGGAGGTTGTCGGTGAACTCTCTGTCGCTCAGCCTGATCACGGAACCAGCGGGCAGGTCGTCGAGAGCCTGCTTCTGCGCGGCGTGGTCAGTCGGGTCGATTGCCTTCAGGGCCGTGAAGGCGTCCTCTACGGGTGCAGGCGTCACACCGATGTCCGTCTCGGCAGTGCCGATGTCAGTAACGTCTGCGGCGTCCACGTCAGCGGTCGCGTCGGCGGCACCGATGTCGCCCTCACCGCTGCCGATGTCGGCCTCGTCCAGCAGGCTGAGGTCAGCATCCTTGACGGTCGCGATGGACTCGCGCACCTTGTCCAGGCTCTCGCCCAGGTCACCGGCCGCGATTTCAGGGATCTCGCCCATGTCCACGGCGTCCTGCAACTGGGCCTCGACCGCACTCAGCGCGATGTCGGCCTCGACAGCCGCCATCTTCGCGCCCTCGCCGTCAGCGATGCGGAGCGAGTCGGCCGCATTGCGAGACCACTCGGCGGCCTTCTCCATGTTTTCGCCGATGTCACGCATTTTGTCGTCGCTGAGGGAGACCTCGGGGGAGTCCATGAGGCCCTGCAGGAAGACCTCGAAGTCATTGAAGGCCAGGTCTGGCATGTCGATCCACTGGCCACCCTTCGGGTTGCCACGGGGAACGCGCCACTGAGTCTCGTATCCAAACTTCATGGTGCCATTGTAACTGGAACGGGCCTCTCGCGCAAGTCGAGAAGCCATCTTGGCGACCTGGAACCGGGCGATCTGGGTCTCCACCGTGCCGAGACCAGCCGCCACGAGCGACACCACATCGCCACTAGCCACGAGCGCCTGCGGCCGGGGCACCGGGAAGCCCGGAATGTTCACGGCTAGGATGCCGACCAACTCAAGGCCCTTGCCGATCCGGCGCCAGTCGCCCGAGACCGGCGCGGCCCGCAGGCTGTCTACGTCGGCCTCGGGGTGCGCGGCACCCGTGATCCAGATGCCAAAGGCATCCTCGCCTGCCCGAACGTAGGCGCCGACCGCCCCGGTGTGCTCGTAGTGGTGGACCGTGTCATTGGCCGCCAGGCGAGCCCCCGCGTGCAGGGTGTTGGTCGTCAGCCGCCCAACCGCCACCCGCCCGGAGGTCGTCACGACCTCGTGCGTGTTGAAGAACGAGTAGTTCGTCGGCGAGGACGGTGGCTGCGTGCAGACGTTCGCGCCCTCGGGGTTGCCGATGTGGCACGAGCCCCACAGCGCGATGTGCCCGAAGACGTGGCCGTCGTCGGTGACCGTCAGCGGGGTCGGCCCTGGCAGGCGCGGGTCCTCGAAGAACTTGGCAGGGAAGGGTGTTCCTGCAGCGATCAGCACGGCCGTACTCCACTTCTCTGGGACACTGATGTCGGGGCAGTCAAGCGCAGCGGCCCGCTTCTTGATGTGCGCCTTTACCGCTGCCGGGTCCTTCGCCCGGCCGATGGCCTGGATGGCGTTGGCAAGGTCAGCGCAGTTGGCGATCGGGTACGAGCCGTCTGGCATAGCCTCGCCCGCCTTAGCCTGCTTCTCACGGGTCTCGGTCGAGTAGTCGCGCAGGACAGCAACGTTGTGCGCTGCCGTCGCCCGTGCCTTCGCCTTTTTGGCTTCCCACTCGGCCAGAGCAGCACACGCCTCGGCCCGGCTCGCCGCATTGACCTGCTGAGCGCCGGGGAAGTTCACGTCCCCGGTCGCGCACATCTTCTTGACGGCGTTCACCGCGACCGCGATGGCGTGGCCCTCGGTCATGCCCTTCTTCTGAAGGTGCTTGGCGATGCGCTTGATGTACTTGGGTAGCCCGCCTGCTTCCTCGACCCAGTTGAAGGTCTCCTCTGTCGCCGACGCCCGTAGGGTCGTCACGTCGGTCGAACTGATCCTGGCCCCGTCGAACGCCGGGATGGCAACGAGCGTCGCCCCGCGCACCCGTGCCTCAGTGATCAGTATGTCCACGCCATCGTCCTCGATGAGCGTGTTGTCCAGGTCCATCGAGATTCCCGGCGTGAGACGGCCGTGGACTTGCCGGTACGCTTCGCGCCCACGCTCGGACTCCAAGTCGAAGTCACCGTGCGCGATGATGCGGCCCTGACTGTCGCGGCTCAGGCCCAGGATGCGGCCGACCACGACGGCACCGTCATGCGCTCCGAAGTCCTCGGGAGCCCAGCGCAGTGGCAGGGGGAGTTCGCCCCAGGTCAGGCTGTTGCTCTTGATCGTCCGGCCATCACCCGTGCGCTGACCTTCCAGCCCGATCGGCCCCCACCACCGTGCCTGAGTCGTCGTCACGAGAGCATCCTACCGCACTTCGGCTGCAAAGTGAGCAACGAACGCCGCCAACTCCGCCGACGTGTACTCGGCCTCGCTCTCCGTAAGGGCGCCCGCGAAGGCGCTACGAATCCCCTCGACGGCGGAATCGATCGAGATCTCCTGCTGAGCGTGGCCCCGGAGGTACAGCATGACCTCGGTCGAGTAGGCCACGGTATCGCCCTCGGCGTCTTCGGCGGTGCGCCACTCGATCCCGCCGTCGTTGTACCGGAGCGTCCCCACGACCTCACCCGTTGGGGTGTGCAGTTCGAGCACCGTCACCTTGCCGTCGTCCGGCGGGTCATACTCCTTGGGAACGCTGTCCGTCCTGCTGGGTGGGACAGCGTGGTGGGAGTTCTCGAAGTAGTCGGCCTGTTCCTCGGGCGTCATGTCCTCCACAGACTTCATCACAGGGCCTCCGTGTCTGCCTGGAAGTGTGTGCCAATCATACCCGGCGGCGGCGGCAAGGGCAGAGCCTGCGGGTTGTCGGGCTCCCCACTCCCCGGCGGAAGAATCTCGGCCTGAACGAAGTAGGTCCCGTTCCTGTACTCGACCGCGTGGATGACGTACTGCGTTCCCCGTGCCAGCAGGAACTCACGCTCACCTGTGCCGACAGAACTCTTGTTGGCGACCCAGCCTCCGTGTGTCCCGGCCGGGGCGCGGAACACAACTTGGTACTTCATGTGGCTGAAGGCAGCGCCCGAACCGATGCTGGTGCTCATGTAGGCGTTCTGCGTCTTGACCTGCCCGATCATCGCCTCCAACTCTGGCAGGCTCGGAGCCGGGATCCCAAACATCTTGCCGCCGTCGCCACGGAACAGGTAGGCGTCTGCCTGGGTCGGGTGCTTCGTCGCCTTGTCAAGCACCGAGACCTTGCTCACAAGGGAGGGCGGTATCGGCTGCGGCGGGACGTCTCGGAGACCACCGTTGATGCCGGTGTAGCCCCCACCTGTGAAGGAACTGAGGGCGCCGCTAGAGGATGGCTCGTAGAAGATCTCTTGGGCTCGCTGGTTCATGTCTTGCCAACTCATACCCATCCAGGGCTGAGCCCCCGCCATCCCTAGGAGTGACGTCGGGTTCTCCTTGCGCCACGCCGCGTAGTCGGCCTCCCAGGCAGCCTTCGCGATCTCCCAGGCAGCCTTGTCCTTTTCCCACTTCGCGTGCTTACCTGCGAAGCCCTGCTTGGCTTCCTCGATGACGGCCAGCGCCTCGTCGTAGAGCGCCTGGTCGAGATACTGCTTGGCAAGAAGGGCGTCCAGGTTGCTCTTGACGCCACCGGACCCGCCCTCAACGTCCATCACCTTCTGGATCTGGCCCCACTTGTTGCTCTGCTGCACGCTCGACTTAGCCGCGTTGGGGTTCGCCTTGTACCGGGCCTCGACCTTCGCCAGCCAGGATGCCCAGGCGGCCTTGGTCGGCTTGTCCGGCTTGGGCTCGTCGGGCATCGTCGGCATGACCGGCGCAGGCTTGTTCTTCCAGGTGGTCTTGCCGTCAATCTTCGCGCCCGGCTTCGCGCTGCCGGGCGTCCTGATGACGGCCGTGGTCTGGCCGTGCCCGATCCACAACTTCTGGCCGGTCGTCGTGGTAACCGTTGTCCAGATCGTGCCATGCGAGACAGAAGCCACGGTTGGCTGAGACTCGTGCTTGCCCTGATAGCCGCTCTCGGCGGGCACCAACTTGCCGCCGGACTTTTTGAGGACGGTCCCACCGATCTGCTGCAACTGCAGCACGTCGCCGATCTCGATCTTGGTGCCAGGGACCTCGATCTCGGCAGGCTCGACCTCGCGCTCGATCGGAACGGAGACACCCTGCTCGATCCACAACTGCTGCCCGGTCGTCGTGGTGATCGTCGTCCAGATCTTGCCCTGCACGACCGTGGCAACCTCGGGCTGATCGTCGTGCTTGCCTTGCTTGCCCATCACAGCGGGCACCAACTTACCGCCGGACTTCTTCAGCACGGCGCCACTGAGAGCCAGCACGTCGCCAGGGACGATCTCGCTCGACGGCACCGTGATCTCGGTGGCAGCCTTCGTGCCGGGTGTGGGCGGCGGCAGCGGGTCGGGCGCGGTCTCAGGCTTCTCGACACCGGCCCGCTTCAGCACGTCGTCGCGCCGGGCCTTCAGGGTCACCTTCAACTTCGTGCCAACGGGGTCCTCGGCACCAAAGATGTCGTTCACGGCCGCGTCGATGTCGGCGTTGGAGATGAACAGCAGGGTCTCGGCGCTCTCCTGCAACTCCGCGCCGCTCATCGACCCGAAGACGTTGGCCGCCTGCGGGTTCTTAGTGTGACTCCGCATCGAGACCCACTCGGACGCGCTCTCACCGAAGGCATCACCCTTCGGCCCGCCCTGCGCTCGGAACAGCAGAGAGCCGCCCAGGTCCACTCGAACGAGGGTGCCGTCCGGCGTCGTGAGAGCGTTGTCCTCGGTAAGCCCGACGACATCCCAGTTCGCCAGCCACACGTCGGCGGCGAAGCCCTTCCGCATCTTCTTGCGAGCCTCAGTGTTCAGGCCGACCGTGCCGTCTAGCATCTCAGCCGATGTGCCGAGACGGCCCTCGTCGTCAGTGACCACCAACTGTGGGTTGGTGGTCTTGATCCCGGCAAGCGCGTACAGCCGCGCCGTCAGCGCCTCGTTCTTCGCGTGCAGATCGCTCTTGGACTGCTTGACGTAGTGCCGCTTGCCGTTCTCGTCTTCGTAGACCCCGCCAGGGTTGCTGCCCTTCGGGCCACTGATCTTCTTCCAGCCGGTCACGTCGGGGATCGGTTCGGGCAAGGTGTCCAGGTCCAGCGGTGAAGGCTGCTGCTGCGGCGGCGGCTCCCCGCTCTGCACGAGGTACACGGGCAGACCCGACTGAGCCGAGATGCCGTCTGCGTCGAGCACGAGAGTTGTCTTGTCCGTCTCGATCTGCACAGTGTCCGGCTCGTGGCCAGGCCCCACGGAGATGATGACGTGCTGCAGCCCGTTGCTCGTCTGGATCGTGTCGCCGGGCTTTAGGTCGTAGGCGTTCTCGACCTCTGGCAGATCGTCGTCCTCGTCACCACCGGGCGCCACCTGTCCGGCAGCCACCCACGTCGTCTCGTGCTGACCGGGGCCGAAGTCCTTGTTGCTCTGCGGGTCGATGAAGACACTCGGGCTGCCCTCTTCCTCGAAGGTCACGAGGTAGTCGTTCGGCCCTTCCTCAACCTTTTCGATCGTGTAGACCGTGCCATCAACCTCTACCTGATCGCCCGGTGACCACAGAGAGACGTTCGGCTCGGGCGACGTAGGCGCCTGCCCGCCCACGAGGAAGTTCTCGACGGGAGCGCCACCCGTGCTGGTCCCATCAGGGTTGATCGTCACTGGCATGTGGTCGGTGAGGACCGTCACAGTCCCATCAGGGTTGTCCTTCGTGTTGACGACCGTGTGGTGTGTGCCCGCCAAGTCGAACTCGTCGCCCGGCATCCAGAGACCGGGTGGCGGCGGTGGCTTGCTCGGAGCGCCCAGGTACGTTGCGTACATGCCGCTGTCGAGGTCGAGCCCGTCTTTGTCAAGGTTGTAGGGGTAGGGGCTCTCCTCAGTCATGATCGTGAAGCCCTTGGGCGTCTTCGTGACAGACTTCACAGTGAGAACGTCGCCTGATGCTTGATCCTCGAACTGAGACCCGACAGGCCAACGATCTGGCGAGGGAACACCGCTGTCGAGAACGAGCGGATCAACAACGGAATACTGCTCACCCGTGTCGATGTTCTCCCCGGTCGGTGTGAAGTACAAGACCGTGCCGTTGTCAGTCGTGATGGCGTGGTCTCCGTTGGCTGCAACGGCAATCGTGGAGATCTTGTGTGTCTCGCCGGACCCGGTGCCCTGGATCTCCTGTCCCTCGATCCAGGTCTTCGGGTCGCCCGCTGGGTCTGCCGAGATGAGGGTAACCGGTGGCTCGGGCGGAGTCACCGTGGTCGTCGAGCCCTCAGCGCCCCACAGGTCTCCATCTTCGGTGAAGTAGAGGTCAATGACAGACCCGCTCGCCTGCTTCACCTTGACAGGGTAGGTGCCGTCTGCGTCGAGCGGGCTGACGCTCTCGACGGTGACAACGAAGGGCAGGGCGCCCGGAGAGTAGACGGGGTTCGTGATCGTCAGCGTCGAGCCCGGCTTCCACGACAGAGGCCCCTCTGCGTCTGTGACCTCGGTGATGCCTCCGGGCGCCGTCGGCAGTGAGCCCGGCGCTGCTGGCCCTGTGTAGGTCGGGTAGTCCTTCGTGAACTTCAGGTTCCCGGCAGGGTCGAAGAGGATCGGCTGCCCAAAGGTCTCTGAGGCGTCTGTCGGGAAGACGGCGACGGTGCCATCCGAGTGGATCTCGACCTTCTCGACCTTGTGGTGGAAGCCGAACAACTCGAACGTGTCGCCCGGCGTCCAGTCCTTCGGCAACTTCGTCGGCGCAAGATCTGCCAGCAGGTCGGGATCACCCGTACCGACGTCGGTCGTCTCGTCGAACAGCGACCAGTCCTGATCGAGCCACGTCTCCATGCCCCGGATCGCCTCGCGCAGCGCCTTGCGGTCCTCCGGGACGTGCTGATCCTTCGTCCAGCCGTTTAGCCGCTCGTCGGCCTTCCACAAGTGCCCGACAGCCGTGGTGACGGCATGCTTGACCTCGGGGTCGCCGGGGTTCGTCCCGTCCCAAGGGGAGTTCGTTAGGATCTGCTGAGCGTTGTGCATGCTCTTGACGACCTCGTCCCACTTGGCCTGGTCGTCGTCCCACTTGGCCTCCATGATCCCGTTCCACGCGGAGTCCATGAAGGCCCAGGGAGTCGTCAGCCACCGGCCGCTGTACTTGCCGTTGCCCTTCGGCACGCGCAACTGGGTCTTCCAGCCGTCGCCTGCAGCCGTGAGCGCGGCCCGCTTGGGCGCGTCAGCACCGATGATCGAACAGCGACAGTTGACGGTGAGGTGTGGCGGCGCAGTCGGGTCGCCCGGCATCATGAGCGCGAAGCCGCCGACGATGAAGGGCTCGTCAATCCGCCGGACCTGGCCATCAGCCTCGCGGTGCTCGATTCGCGTGCGCTCGTCGTCGGTGGCCAGCCACCGCTTGTGCGTGACGCCCTCGTCGATCAGCGCGGCCAGGGCGCCTGCGTTCTGCATCCCGGTAAACTCCGTCCGGGCGATGCGCTTGGCCCGGACAGCCCAGAGGGACTCATGCTCGCGGATCCGGTCCACAGCCTCGGCACGGACAGCCTGCAGGTCCTTGATCCTCGGGTCGTTCGCGTGGACGGCCATCCGCTCGGGCGTCCCTGGCGGCCCGAGGGGGTCCAGGATCGCGTCGATCGCGTCCTCGGCCTTCTTCTTCTGGGCCTTCCAGTAGTCCTTGTTCGGCTCCCAGGCCAGCCGCTCGGCGATGTCTCGCGCCATCTCCTGCGGCGTCCAGCCTTCGAGCGCGGCGAGACTCTGGCTCAGCCGCACCTGATCCATCGCGGCTTCGGGCAGACTTGGCTCGACACGACGGCTGAGCCGGTCGGTGACGGCTGCCAGGTGCATGGCACGGGCGTCGGCGTTGGCCGGGCTCGGGGTTGGGAAGGCGGCCTCCCACATGGCTCGAATGGTTTCAACAACGGGCTCCTGGACGGCCTCGGTGTACCAGTCCTGCAGCACTCCCAAGGCGATGACAGGCTGCACGTCCGTCAGGCGGCCTTCAGCCAGCGCCTCTCGGACCCCGGCGAGGACAGCCGCCAGGTACGTCTGCGTGGCCTCGTTGACCTGGCCCTCAAGATCACCCAACGAGGTCATGGAGCCGCCCCTCTAGGTCCGCAAACTCGTGCGGCTGCCGGGCCAGCACAAGCCCTCGCACGTAGTCGTCCAGCGTGGCTTGAAGCGCGGCCTCGACAACAGAGCAACAGCCGTGCTCGTTCACAAGCCGGGGGAGGGTCGTCCACGCGCCGGACAGGGCGGAGTCCACCATCACCGAGTCAGGCTGCCAGATCGTGTGTGCCTCGTGCCACGGCCGTCCTGTGCGGGACAGCGCCCCGAACCTGCTGCGCTCGACGCGCACCACCCGCTTGCCGATCAACTCCAAGGCCCGAACGACGGCGAGGTCACAAGCCGCCGCCAACACACGGATGTCGGTGCTCACGCCGGGGCCTCGGTCGGCGGCCCCTGGACGGGTCGGAGGGGCGCGGGTCGTGCCTGCTGGGCCGGTGGCGCCTGCTGAGCCGGTGGCGCCTGCTGCTGGCCGGGCACGACGGGCGGGGTGTAGCCTGTTGCGGGCGTGCCGTCGAGCAAAGCGTAGAAGTGCTGGTACAACTCTGCCAGGTTGTCCACCAACTGAGCGTTACCGGCGGCTACCTGCAGGGCTAACTTGATCGCCTGCTCTTGTGCGCTGGGCTTGTCCTCGTCAGTGAAGCCGCCGATCTGGCGCAGGACATCGTCGCTGAGGACGCCGACAGCGTGGAGTTGGCTCGCGTCGGCGAGACGGTTTGGCCGCTGCACGAGCAGGGCCACGTCGGCCCGGATCGCGTAGTCCTCCCAGTCCGCGACACCCTGCTGCTGCAGGATGGCCTGGTAGAAGGTCGTCAGCCCGTCACAGATCAGCGTCAGCCGGGGCTGAACGTGAACCTGAACAACCTCGTCTCGCACGAGCCAGGAACTCCAGTGATTTCCCTGAGACATCCCCAGCAGCAACTCGGGTGGCGCGTCCAGGCTGAGGGCCAGCCGCCGGATCGCCTCCTCACGGAGAGACTGGCTGTTCTCGTCGAACGGAGTGGCGAACGAGTCGAACCGGATCTTGGAGATCGCCTCGTCCGGGGCGCCCATCAGCAGAGGCACGACGGCGCTAGCCGCGCTGCGGTCCTCGATCGGGGTGAGCATCCCGGCCATGATCGCGTTTAGCACAGGGTTCTCGGTGTAGGAGACCTCCGCCTGCGCGACGGCGCCGCCACCCTGCAGAATGGAGTTCGGCAGCCAGTAGATGCCCGCGCCCGCCAGCCTGCTGTCGATCTGGCTCATCAGGTGCTCTGAGAGACCGACCAACTCGCGAAGGATCGGCAGGGCACTGCGGGTCGGGCTGTCGGCCTCACGACGGTTGGCCGGGTGCGGGTCCCAGATCCGGTCCAGGTACACGTCGTCGAGCGAGTACCGTGGACCGTCGAGAACCTGGACGTGGCCCGGCGAGAAGGTGAGTTCCCGTGTGCTGTAGACCCGCCACTCGGGCTCGCCGGTCTCTTCGCTTGGGAACCCGGCGAGGTACGCCTCTCCGGCGACGAACAGGTTCACCCCGAGACGGCGTACCATCTGCGCCTCGACGAGCGCCAGGGCCTCGGTAGCAGGGTCACCGTCGTCTACCCGCTCCCCGGCCCGCTCGACGAACAACTTTGCCTCGCTCATGCGTTGTGCCAAAGCGTTGGCGACGTAGCGCAACTCGCCGACTTGATCGTAGAAGGTCCACGCCTCGACCTGCCAGGAGTCGGCGGGCTTGTACCGGGCACGCTTCGCCTTCGAGACCGGCTCAGCAGAGGCTCGAAGCCTGCGGTCGGTCGTCCGTGGCCCGTTGTAGGCCCACGCATCCTCGGACGTCAGAACAGCGGCCACTTGTCGGGGCCTGCCAAAGAGCGCCACGGTCGAATCCTACCCCCTTCTCGCCCGAGAATGCACGCGTCCCCGCTGAACCTTGCCGGTCGGCACGAACGGGGTGACGGTGCCGAGACGCCGAAGCCGGGTCAGTGCCTGGCTGGTTGCATCTACCTGATCATCGTAGGGTGCGTTGGGGAAGGCCCGCATCTCACTCAGGAAGTCCGGCAGCCAGTCGGCCAGGGCAGGCAGGTACACGTTGCCCGCCTCGACCTCGGGCGTGATGGCCCGCGCCCGCGCCTCCTTGGAGTCGGTCGGGTTGATCGGGATAAGGCCAGGGATGCGGGCCTTCAGCACGTCGATCACGGCCGTGCCGTTGGCCTTGTCCTCGACGATGTGCTCGTGCGCCCCGCTCGTGGCGATGAAGTCCTCCATCACGGCCAGCGTCTCCGTGAAGGAGAGCCGCCGCCGGACCTGGCGCAGCAGGTAGCGGTCGGCACCGGCAACGCCCCACTCCTGGCCGACGACCCAGTCGCTCTCCTTGGTGCTCTTGAAGGCGCAGTCCCAACTCGTGATCCGCCGCTCGAAAGCCAGCCCGTCTAGGTCGCCGGGCCGCCAGTACTGCCACCAGTCAGCCTCGAACACTGAGCCCTTCGCCGACGACGGCCGCTGCTGGTACAGGCCCTGCCAGACGTAGGAGCCGACGCCCCGGCGCACGTCAGCCCAACGGGACAGCGCTTCCTCGGTGGTCTCCGCCGGGTTGAGCGGGCTGAGCAGAGGCTCGCCCTCACTGCGGCCCAGGATGTCGGGGCCGAACGGCTTCTTGGTTCGCGGGTCGGTTGCCTCCGGGTCCTCGGCCAGCGCGGGTAGGCTGATGACCTCCCACGCGGCCGGGTCACCCTCGTACTCGTTGCTGAGCAGGCGGCCCACAAAGTCGTCCTCGTGCCAGCGGGTCATGATCGTCACGACCAGGCTTGGCGGGTGCAGTCTGGTGCGGCTGTTGGCTAGCCACCAGTCCCACACGAAGTCTCGTGAGACCGGGCTGTGCGCCTCGGCAAAGTCCTTCACCGGATCGTCAATCAGCATCACCTTCGCCCCCCGGCCCGTCACACTCTCGCGGATGGACCGGCTGAGCATGACGCCACCCTCGGTCGTCTCCCACTCCTTCGCCGCGCCCGCGTCGGCCGCCAGAGCAACACCGAACCGCTCCCCGTGTTCCTCAATAAGTCGTCGTGCGTGCCGCCCCCACCCGGCCGCCAGGGTTGGGTCGTGGCTCAAGAGCATCAGCGGCCAGTCGGGATGCCGGTGGAACACCCAGAGCGGGAAGTAGACGGACAGGAGCAGGGACTTGCCGTGCCGGGGAGGAACCGAGATCGCCAGGTAGCGGCTCTGCCCGCCCTCGACGTCGTGGAGCGCGTGTGTGAGCCGGTCGGAGATGTGCAGCAGGTGGTCACGGAGAACGTAACTCTCGTCGAGCCCCCGTGCCAGGGCGATGGGGCTCGCCCACTCGACGGCCGGTGCCAGGTCACCCGTCAGTCGGTCTTCGAGCGCGTCGATCCAACTCGTCACGCGACACCCTCTTGTGCTGCCTCCAACTCACGGATCTTGGTGAGGAAGGTCGCCGTCACGGCTCGCTGCTGGTCGCTCGGGAGCCCGGACTCGGCGACGGCGGCGGCCAGCGCGGCGGCCATCAGGGTGACCTTCTCTTCCTCGACTTGCACGAGCCGGGCGTTCACCATGTCGGCGAAGTCGAGCCCGAACATCTTGGCCCGGCGCTCCAGCACCTTGATCGCGACCTCGATGGCCCGTGGCTCTCCGAGCATCACCCGTGGCCAGATCGACTCCTGCATGGCGTCGATCCGCAGGGCCTCCAGGTGGATCTGCACCTGGCGGCTCAGCAACTGGTTCTCGGGCCGCTGCATGGCGTTGTGGAAGATGCGGCTGGCGTTGGACCAGCCTTGCTCCCGCTCGATCTGTGCCAGGCTCTTCCCGGCCAGGCGCTCTCGGAGACACAGGACCTCCTTGTCCCGTGCCTCCCGTAACTTCTCAGGGCTCGCCCCTCTGGTCATGGTTCCATCATACCCTACGGAACCCGGTTCGCGCCGTCCCGAACGGGGTCTTCGCAGCGGTGCCGTGGTCCACAGTAGCCCTTTGTGGCCCACAGTAGCCCGAAAATCGGGAGTGGAGTACACCCCTTTTGACACCACTCTCCCTCCTAGCTACACTTGTAAGAAGAACTATTTTTTTACTTTTTTCTTTTGTTCTAGTGGAGTAAGAGTGGTATAAGAGTGGATGTAAAAGTGGGGTAAAAAGTATACCTGATCAGTGGAAGTGGTGTAAGTGGTGTAAGAAGTCATTGATCCCACAGATCAGGGGGAAGAAGATCAAAAGCAGGATATGGGACAAAGGGACGCCAGCAACACCACTTCCTTATCTTACGTTTCTTGTCTGTAGCCTTTTGGGCCTACCGCGTCCAACTGTAAGACTCAACTTGCGTTGCCGCACCGGACCCGCTATGCTGTCCCTGTCGCGTTGGCCACGCGACAGGGATTGTGTCCCTCCTCAGCGGTGGGGCCGGGCTGTGGGTTCCTCCCTAGGCCCGCGCCCGGCCCCCTGCGGAGGGAGGGGCACCCGAGACCTAGGGAGCGCCACCTGTGACCCAGACCATCGTCGTCGCCCTCGCTGACCGCAAGGATGCCAAAAACTGGACGCAGCGGGAGACCGACTGGCCGGGCTACCTCGCCTACGCACGGTTCGACGATCCTGCCGACTACAAAGAGTGCGGCGCGATCCTGTCGGCCACCCTCCGCAACACGACGCGCACGAAGGACACCGTGGTCAACCGCTACGTCGTCACGATGGACGTGGACTACCCGACGCCAGACTTCTTCGCCGACCTCCTGCTGACCCTGCCCGACACCGAGTTGGCCTGGCACTCGACGTGGTCGTACACCCCTGCCACCCCCCGCTACCGGCTCCACATCCCGCTCGCCCGTGACGTCACCCCGACCGAGTACGCCCGGCTCACCCGTGCTCTGGCGCACAACATCGGCCGATCAGCCTTCGACCCGTCCAGTTTCGCCCCGACGCAGTACGCCTTCCTCGCCAGCACCCAGGACCAAGCCACCTACGTCCACGAGATCCGGCATGGCGAGTGGCTGGACCCCGAGCCGTGGCTGGCGATGTACCCGGAGGAAGCCCGTGACACGTCGTTGGAGCCCGCCGAAGGCCCGCCGACCCCCGCCCAGTGCGACAAGGCCCTGACGATCCTCCGCAAGTACGCTGATGAGATCCGCAACGGCGTCACCCGCGACGGCGTGGAGGTCACCCGCAACAGCGGGCTCATCGCCCGGCTGCCCGTCCTGCTGCGCTTCGTGCTGGCCGGTGCGCTGACCGGCGATGAGGTCTACGACACGATGCTGGACGCCGTTGCTGAGGCCCCCGGTGACCACGCCTTCACGCTAGAGGAGTACCTGATGGTCTTCTCTCGTGCGGAAGCCTACGCCACGGAGGACGGACCCGGCCTACCGACCGTCATCGACGACTTCACGACCCCGCCACCAGCCACCACTGCACCGCCACCAGCCCCCGGCAACCCGGCGGCCACGCTACCACCCGGCCCGACGTTCGTGTTCTCCCCCACCCGCTACCTCCGAACGGGCGGCGGGCTCGAAGTGGAAGCCCTCGCCCGGCACCTTGACGCCAGCCTCGGCCTCGCCCGGTGTGAGTTGTCGGGCACCTTGCTGCGCTTCCACGGTGGCTCCTGGCGGGCTGACGCCGAGAAGGTCGTTCGAGCCGCCGTCACGACAATCCTCGGCGACCTCTGGACCCCTGCACGCGGGTCAAGTGTCTTGAAGTACTTCGCCGACGCAGACTTACGCGAGATCCCTGAGATGCCGACCACACCCTCCCTGGTCAACACCTTCTCCGGCATGGTAGAGCCGGTGACCGGCGCGGTCCTCCCCCACGACCCCGGCTTGAACAGCCGCCAGCAGATCCCGCACCCCTACGATCCCGAAGCCACTTGCCCGGAGTTCGACGCCTACCTCGCGTCCTCGTACCGGCCCGACCAGATCCCCGTCGTCTGGGAGATCATCGGGTACTCTTTGCTGCCAACCAACCCCTACCACCGAGCCGTCCTCCTGTACGGGCCGAAGGGCCGCAACGGCAAGGGTGTCTTCACGCACACCCTCCAGGCCCTCGTCGGCAGCGAGAACTGCAGCCACATCAGCATCCACGACCTCGGCGGCAACCGCTTCGCGGAGGCGAGCCTGTTCGGCAAGTTGGTCAACCTGGCCGGTGACCAGGACGCATCGTTCCTCGCCAACACCGGCAAGTTGAAGACCCTCATTGCAGGTGACCCGATCTCCGCCGACGTCAAGAACAAGGCCCGCTTCCGGTTCACCCCGACAGCCCTGTCGATCTTCGCGACGAACAAGTTGTTCAAGACCACCGACGCCAGCGAAGCCTTCCTCAACCGCTTCATCGTGGTCAAGTACGACACAGACTTCTTCGGCCGGGAGGACCTTGGCCTCAAGAACCGCCTCGCCACCGAGAGCGAGTTACGCGGCATCCTCGCCCGAGCCATTGAGGCCCTTGGCCGCCTGCTGGCTCGCGGCAGGTTCGACCTCTCTCCCGAGATGATCGCCGACACTGCTGAGGCCGGGGCGACTGTCGGCGGCGACACCCGTGCTTGGGTCCACGAGTACGCGACGCTTGACCCCGACTCCTGGACGAAAGGCACCGCACTCTACGACGCCTACTGCCTGGCGGCCCGCGACGACGGCACCCTCCGGCCGCTACGTCGTCGGGACTTCTACGCTGACCTCCGACAGATCCGAGACGTCACCGGCACAGAGCGAGACGGCTACCTCGGCTTCAAGGGCATCCGGCTCAACCCGGCGGCCTTCGAGGAGTTCCTGTAACCTCAGCGTGCATCCTGCCGACAAACGTGGTATGATACCGCCAACCGACCCGAAGGAGACCACCATGCGCGTCTACATCAGCGGCCCGATCAGTAGCGACACCACCCGCACGCTTGACCAGAAGCGGACGCGGTTCGCCATCGCGGCGGCCCAGATCGCCGCCCTTGGCTTCGAGCCGGTGGACCCGTTCACGATCGGCCCCGCGTGCGCCGACGACCCGTGCCGCCACGGCACCCCGGAGCCAGCCGCTCAGGACCCCGCGCACTCGTGGCCGTGCTTCCTACGCGCCGACCTCATTGCCCTCCTGGGCTGCGACGGCGTGGCCACTCTACCCGGCTGGGAGCACTCGGAGGGCGCCAACCTGGAAGTGAACACGGCGCGGGCTGTTGGCATCCTTGTCGCCCCGATCGACCACTGGCAGACCGCCTGCTGCGCCCGGTGTGGCCAGCCGTCCTTCGCCCACCTGCCCGGTGGCCCTCGTGACGGCTGCACCTTTGCGGGCATCGGCTCGACCGCCCACTGCTCTGAGTGCGGCAGGGTCGTGCGCTGGGACGGCCACGCCTGGTCCGACGACCCCGCCAACCCCCGCGCCATCTATTGCCCCGGCAGCAACGACCCGCTTCCCGTCCACGTCCCAGTAGAATCCGGCGACCTACGATCCTAGGAGGATCTACCCATGCCCCGCCCCGTCCAGTACCGTGAAGAGGACAAGGTTCGCTCTGCAACCGCCCGCCTGGCGACCCTGCAGCGCCCGGATCGGGAGACCGACCCCGAGCGCCTGGAGGAAGCCCGGCAGGAGTTGATCGCTGCCCGGCTGGAGCGGGCGATCTTCGAGGCCCTGAACCCCGAGCCGCCGTACTCCCCACTGACCGCCGACCGTCGTGGTCGCCTGGCCGACATGCTGACCGGCACCAACCTGCTGTGACACTCACCCTCCACGAGTACCAACGTCAGGCCGTCCGTCATCTTCACTCGACGGGCGAGCCTGGCGCGGGGCTCTTCCTGGATCTCGGGCTCGGCAAGACGGCCACGGTGCTGTCTGCGCTGACGCCCGACCACCTGCCCGCTCTCGTCCTCGCCCCGAAGCGTGTGGCGGCTCACGTCTGGCCACACGAGCAGGCCCTGTGGCGGCCAGACCTGACCCTCGCCACGGCCCTCGGCACCCCGACCGCCCGAGAGCACGCCCGCGCCCAGCGGGCTGACATCACGGTCATGACTCACGACACGGTGGGCGACCTCGTGCGGCACCCCGGCTACCAGACAATCGTGCTGGACGAACTGTCGGCGTACAAGACGAAGACGACGCAACGGTGGCGGATGACCGCGCCGGTCGCCCGGCGTGCCCGCCACGTTTGGGGCTTGACCGGCACGCCCGCCCCGAACGGCTACCTAGACCTCTGGGCTCAGGTCGCCCTGCTGGACCGGGGCCGCCGTCTCGGGCCGACGCTGACCGCCTACCGTGACCGCTACTTCACCCCTGGCCGCCGCTTGCCGTACACGCAGGTCGTCGTCGAGTGGCTGCCGAAGAAGGGCGCCCTGGACGCGATCAACGCCCTCCTGGCTGACCTATGTATCTCCATGAGCGCCGAGGACTACCTGGCCGCCCACCACGAGCCGACGCTAATCGAGGTCGAGGTCGATCTACCGAAGGACGCCCGCGCCTTTTACAGTCGGCTCGAAACCGACCTCGTGGTCACAGCCCGCAACGCAACCTTCTCGGCTGCCAACACGGCTGTCCTCTCGAACAAGTTGCTGCAGGTGTCGTCCGGGTTCGTCTACGACGACCTCGGCGCTGCGTACCACCTGCACAGTGAGAAGATCCTGGCGGCTCGCGACATCGTGGAGCAGAGCCACCGGGGCGTCATCATCTTCTACGGCTACACAGCCGAGCGAGACGGCCTGCTGGCCGCCTTCCCAGAGGCCCGGACGATCGATGAGCCCGGCGTGATCGCCAACTGGAACGCGGGTCGGGTGAGGGTCCTCGTGGCCCACCCGAAGTCTGCCGGGCACGGGCTCAACCTGCAGTACGGCGGCCACACGATCGTCTTCACGACCCTGCCGTGGTCGCTCGAACTGTGGGAGCAGTCCCTCGGCCGCCTGGCCCGGCAAGGGCAGACGAGCGGTGTCCTCGTCCACTGGCTCTCGGCAACGCCGCTTGACAAGATCGTCATGAAGGCCCTGCTAGCGAAGGAAGACGTACAGGCCGCCCTCCTGTCCTACCTCGGCCGTAAAGCCCTCTATGAAGCCCTGCTGTGACCCCCAACCCTTAGAAGGAGACCGCTCATGTACGACCCCGCTGATACCGACAGAGTGCTAAGTGAGGTGCGAGAGCACCGCGCCTGGCAGGCCGAACGGTACTTTGCGCTCAACCAGACGATGCCGGACGGAACCGGCCCTGACACTCCCTGGCTTCCCGGCCTCCCGCACTCGGCTCGTACCATCGAGATGATCATCCGGGCTGACTGGAACTACGACACCGACCCGGACCCGGCTCTCATGTCGTGGATGCGCTTGCTGCGCGAGGAAGTTGCTGAGGCGTTTGCCTGTGCCGACGCTACCTGCCTGCGCACCGAACTCGTTCAGGTTGCTGCCGTCGCTGTCTCGTGGATCGAGACTCTGGACGCCCGCGCCAAAGACACCCAGTTGGTGTTGTTCCCGTGAGCCACCGATCCGATCAGACCAAGTTGATCCGCCGCACCGTGGCCCTCGGCTGCACCGTCCTCCGGCTCAACAACGGCCACTGGCGCCTTCTCACCCCCACGGGTGAGGTCATCATCGCGTCATTTAGCCCGTCAACGGCCGGTGGCGTTCGAGCAACACAACGGCGTCTTCGCAAGGCAGGTGTGCCAGTATGACCGTCAACAGCGGCAACATTCGGCCGGGATGGGACGAGTACTTCCTCGGCATCGCCAAGGCGGTCGCGGCTCGGGGCGAGTGCGTCCGGTCCCGTGTCGGCGCCGTCCTCGTCATCAACAGGAGGATCGTGGCCACTGGCTACAACGGCGTGCCTGCCGGGGAGCGGTCCTGCCTAGACGGGGCCTGCCCACGCGCCCGCAACACCGTCCCCCGTGGCACGCTTTACGACGGCCCTGGCCGGTGTATCGCCACCCACGCCGAGATCAATGCCATCGACGACTACGAGACCCGAGTCGGCCTGCTGGCTCCTGGTGCGACCATGTACCTCACGAAGGAGCCGTGTGAAGTCTGTGAGCCGATCTTGACTGTCACCTACGGGCTCCGCGTCGTCTGGGAGGATGATACCCGATGAAGAACAGGTTCGCCGCAGGCAACAAGGAGCCAGACTACCGCGTCAAGCGGTGCAAGGTCCTGCAAGACGGCACGCCCTGTGACCGCCCGTTCGCCTTCTACGTCCACGACGGCATCCAGATGTGCAGCCAGCACGACTACGAGTGGAGGCACCACCAGTGACAACCGATACCTGGCAGACCCTGGCCCTCGTGCTGCTCGCGCTCTGGAACATCCTGGTCACGGCCTACCTCGTGGGCTTCGTCCAGGCCCTCCGCCGGTAGCGAAAACGGCCCTGACCATACGACTTGCGTTTGTTCGCGGTTCATGGTATGATTCTACTTGTAGCGCCGGGAGCCCCCGGCCCGAGACAGAGGAGAGAGACATGGCCCACAACATCACCGAGCGCGACTCGGTCATCAGCGTCCGCGACGCGGGCTGGCACGGCCTGGCGACGGTGCTCGACGACTACGTGACCCCTGAGCAGGCCCGTGAGATGGCCTTCCCCTGGGAGCCCGTCACCACCCCGCTCTACCGGGGCGTCCCCTTCATCAACGAGGCGGGCGAGCCCGATGTCTCGTTCGAAGAGGTCCCCGGCATTGTCGGCGTCGAGCGCAGCGACACGGGCGAGTTCTTCGGCTCGGTCGGCAAGGACTACGTCCACGCCACCAACAAGGAACTAACCGAGATCGCCGAGAGCATCGAGGGCATCGACAGCGGCGCCGTCCGCGTCGAGACCGCTGGATCGCTGAAGGGCGGCCGGAAGGTCTGGATGCTGCTCCGCATGGCCGAGCCCATCGTGGTCAAGGGCGACCCGAACGGCGCCACGATCCCCTACTTCGCGCTGCAGAACAGCCACGACGGCTACGGCTCGCTGCGAGGCCAGGCGCTCATGACGCGCATCATCTGCGACAACACGGCTCAGGCCGCCGACATGGAGGCCCGCGCCAACAACTACGAGTTCACCTTCCGGCACACCACTGGTCTCCGCGACCGGATCGAGGACGCGAAGGCGGCCCTGGCGATGTGGCGCGACTCGGTCGTCAACTGGCAGGCGCTCATGGACGAGTTGATCGCCACGCCGGTCACCGAGGCCCAGAAGCAGGACTTCATCGACGGCTTCATCCCGTGGCCCGTCTCAACGATGACGGTCGGCCCGCGTGTCCTCACGAACATCGAGAACGCCCGGAACGCCTTCAACGACATCATGACCGGCGTCACGACCGCCGACGTGTCCAACACCGCCTACGGGCTCGTGCAGGCCGCCATCGAGTTCAACCAGCACGTCCGGGGCGTCCGTGCCGCGTCGGACCTGGCCCGTGCCGAGAGCCGCTTCAAGAGGGCCTACCTGGACCGCGACCGGCAGATCTCGGTCGCCATCGACCTGGCCCGCGAGGTCGCCCTCGCCTGACAGGCAGGCCGGTTGGCCGGTGTCCTTCCCTCCCCCGGACACCGGCCGACCGGCCGTCAACACGAAGGAGGAACTACTGTGTGGCTCATGCTTGACACTGGCTTCGTAAGCGTCGTGCAGCACAAGGACGACCCCGAGGTCCTGCTCGTCCGGGCTCGCGCTGCGGGCGACATCGAGAGCATCTTCGGCAGCGACGTCACCGTGGCCGTCGAGCCCGGTGCCGACTACCTCTACCGCGCCGAGATCGGCCGGACACGGGTCGCCGAGGTCCTGCTGAAGAAGGTCCTCGCGCTGGATTACACCAGCCATGCGAAGGACGTTGCACTGCAGCGCTCTCCGGCCAACCCACTCCGACGGGAAGCCTACTACGAGACGTGGCAGGCGATGGCACTCATGCAGCCCTACGCGCCGTACACGACGGTCCCTCGCACTGAGTCGTCGGTCCTGGCCCGTGCCTGGCGCCGCCACCACCCGATTCTCGATGAGGAGTGGTTCGACGAGGACTACAACGAGGAAGCCGCCGCCTTCCAAGACTTCCGGCTCGAAGACGACGGCCAGGGCGGCGTCCGAACGGTCACCTGACCACCCACCACCGAGAAAAGGAGACCAGCATGTCCACGAAGACCCGCACGATGACCCGCCACGAGCAGGAAGCCCTTGCCGTCTTCATGGTCGGCACGCCGACCGTGATCACCGACCGCGTGCTGAGGGCGCGGCTCAACAATCACCGCTGGGGCCGCCACCGGGAGCGGGCGCTCTACGCGCCGGACTGCCCGGCGTGCTGGTACCTGATCCAGCACTACGGTAAGGGCGCCTGATCTGCCAACTTGCGCTTTGCGAGAGTTCATGGTATGATTGAACTCACCACCGAGAGAAGGAGACCACCCTCATGACCAAAATCCACCGCCTCGCCCCCGGCGCTTACGAGACCGTTGACGTTCTCGACAGCGACGGCAAGCCCTTCACGATCACCCAGGCGTCGTGGGAGGGCTCCTGCCACTCCCGTGTGAGCCTCTGGTTTGTCCACGACAGCCGCAACCGCCTCATCTCGAAGCACGCGTCCCTGCGCGATGCACGGGGCTCCCTGTGAGCGCCGTGCTGATGTCGAGCAGGAACCCAGTCCTGTTCCTGCTCGGCTCCTACGCTTTCTCGGCTCGCCGGATCGTCGCGGCCTACACCACCCTGCTGTGGGGCGCCTGATGAGCCTCGTGAAGATGCCAGCCCCCGCCTACTGGACCCGCTACCGCGTAGAGACCGATGAGGCCGTTCTCGGTCGCATCGAGAAGCGCGGCGGCTTTGCACCCTGGACCGTTCTCGACGATCTCGGTGCCTACGTTGGTTCCGCGAAGACCCGCGCCGAGGCCGTCACTCGGCTCAAAAACTACCACCGACCAGCGGACTTGCGCTCTGAGCAAGTTCATGGTATGATTGCTCTCAGCAACCCGGCCACCACTACAGAAGGAGACCCCATCATGGCCTACACCACCACCCCCACCGGCCGCCGTCTCGCCGTCGTGAGCGAGACCGGCACCGACCTCAAGACCTTCGGCTCGAAGACCGAGGCCGCCGAGTACCTGGCGCACGTCGAGGGCCTGGCCGTCGTCGTCCGCAAGACCGGCATGGTCGTCAGGACGCAGGACGGCGAGCAGACCAACCTCCACATCGACGACCTGATCGCCGCTGGCAAGCCGAAGGCCAAGGCCCCGGCCCCGGCCAAGGCCCTGACCGTCCGGGCGACCGGCCGCGCCTGCACCGTCTGCGGCTCGCCGGACAAGCAGAGCAACGGGCAGTGCGCCTGCCGCAACGTTCTCTACCGCTCGACCCGCAACCTGGGCTTCTCCGAGGCCGACATCCTCGCGGGCTCGAAGGTCTACGACGAGGCCATCACCCAGGGCGAGACCCCGATCGAGGCCCGGCGGCTCATGCGCGAGGCCGTCCCCGCGCTGGCGCCGACCGGACGGGTGAAGAAAGCGTAGTGCGCGAGACCGCTGTTGAGCGGTCCTTGGCCAAGGCGGTCAGGGGCGCCGGAGGACTGACGGTGAAGATCATGCCCGTTGTCGCTGGTGTCCCTGACCGCCTTGTGCTACTCCCAGGAGGACGACTGTTCCTCGTTGAAGCGAAAGCCCCGACCGGACGACTCCGCCCAGCCCAGCGCATCTGGCACGAGCGAGCCGCCCGGCTCGGCATCCCGGTCGCCGTCCTCCACTCGCCCCAAGAGGTTGCCGAGTGGCTGGCAAACGTGTTAGATTCAGACCCGACGAACGGAGACACCTGATGCCCGAGATCCGCTTCACTCAGACCGCCCGCGACTACTTCGCCACGACCGACGCGGGGAAGGCGGTGCTGGCCCCGGCCAGAGGGCGCACCAAGCGCGACCGGATGCGCCGCACTGCACGCCCCACGACGCCGGTACTGGCTCCCGAGGTCGAGGAACTGTTCGGTAAGGTGCTGCACACAACGACGAAGCGCAAGGACGGCACGGTTGCGCTCGATCTCTCTGACGCTGAGGTCGAGACCCTGCGCCCCCATGTCGAGCAGTGGGTCGAAGCCGTCGCTGACAACGCCGCGATGTCTCGTGCCGCCACGAGCCTGCTGGAGCAGATTCTCAACTAGCATTTCACAACGGGACATGGTATACTGGTCCCGACCACTTCTGAAGGAGGCCACCCCCGTGTCCATCACCGTCACGTTCACCCTGCCGGACGACCTGCCCGCGCTGCAGGCCCTCATCAGCACCTACGCCGTGCCCACCGAGAAGGCGCCGGTCGGCCGGAAGGCCCGGACCAAGAAGATCGAGCCCGAGACCACGCCCGAGGCCGAGCCCGTCACCCGCGAGGCGCTGACGAAGATCGTCATGGCTCTCGTGGATGAGCACCGTGAGGCTGAGGTCCGTGCTGCGCTGGCTCAGGTTGGGGCGGCCCGGCTCCGCGACGTCTCCGACGCTGACCTGCCGCGTCTCGCCCAGGCCCTCCCGGCGTGAGTGTGCGGCTCCGGCCATCTGCGGCCTCCCGGTGGCTCGCCTGCCCTGGCTCTGTCCTCCTCAGTGAGAACGTGCCAGAGGAGTCCAGCGAGTCGTTCTACACCCGCGAGGGGACGCACGCACACACTCTTGCCGCGCTCCTAGCCGACCGCCAGCAGGGCAAGATCTCTGAGGCCGCCTATGAGGAAGCCAAGGTTGTCTGGACGGCCGAGGGCGAGGCGGCAGGCTTCGACACAGTGGAGATCACCGAGTACATCACGGACGTCTACCTGCCCTTCCTGATGGAAGCCGTCACCCCAGCAACGATCATGTACGTCGAGCGAGAGTTAGACGCCGGGGTCGGTGGCATCGCCGGGACCGGCGACGCTGTGTTGCTTCAGCCCGACACCGGGGTCGTCCACGTCATCGATCTCAAGTACGGCAAGGGCGTCTACGTCTCCGCAGTCGGCAACCCGCAGTTGCGGCTGTACGGGCTGGGCGCGCTGCGCCTGGCCGACGTGCTTGGCGGCTTCGACCAAGTGTGGATGACGATCGTGCAGCCCCGGCTCGGCAACATCACGACCGAACGGCTGACCGTCACCGAGTTGCTTGCCTGGCGAGACGAGGTCGTCGTACCGGGCGTCGAGGCTACCAAGGCAGCCGTTCCTACCCTGAACCCTGGTCCGGTCCAGTGCCGGTGGTGTCCGGCGGCTGGTATGTGCCAGGCTCGTGCTGACCAGATGCTCGCCCGCGAGCGCTTCTTCGAGGCATCGGTTCTTGATGATGCTGCTCTCGCCAGCATCGTTGGGGAGTTGGCCGACGTTCGTATCTGGTGCGACCAGATTGAGGCCGAGGCCCTGACCCGTGCCAACCGGGGTCACCTGCCCGGCTGGAAGGTGGTCCGGTCAGGCAGCCGCCGGTCGATCTCGGACGGGGCTGCCGCCATCGCCGCGCTCGTGGCTGCAGGCTACCCTCTGGACGCCGTGCAGCGGGTGCAGGTCGAGACCTTGGGGCGGCTGGAGCGCTTGGTCGGAAAAGCAAACCTGCTGACCCTGCTCGGTGACCTCATCGTCAAGAGCGAGGGTACGAAGTCGCTGGCGCCGGAAGACGACCCCCGGCCCGCCGCGACGGACATCGAAGAGGACTTCGCATGACAGCCCGTCGTGCGACAAAGCGCCGACACCACGTCGGTGACAGAGCGTCGGTCACCGTGGCCGACGACAGAGCGCCCACCAGGGCGAGAGAAGGAGTGGACTGATGGCTCAGCCCACCCGAGTCGTGACCGGCAAGGTCAGGCTCATGTTCCCCAACCTGTTCCGTCCCGTCGCGCTGCGCGAGGGCCAGGAGCCGAAGTACTCCGTCATGCTCGTGATCTCCAAAGACGACACGGAGACCATCGAGCGCCTGCGGGCAGCCGAAGCTGAGGCCGAGGCGTTCGGTATCAAGAACAAGTGGGGTGGCAAGAAGCCGACCCGTGGCTACTCGCCGTCCGTGATCAAGGACGCCGACGAGGACGGCACCGCCGACGAGTACCCCGACCGGAAGAACACGTACTACATGACGGTCAGTGCCAACTCCCGCTTCGCCCCCGGCATCGTGGACCGCGACCGGGTGGAGATCCTGGACGAGAGCCAGGTGTACTCGGGCGCCTTCGCCCGCGTCTCCGTGACGGCTTTTGCCTACGACCAGCAGGGCAACAAGGGCGTGTCCTTCGGGCTGAACAACGTCCAGATGCTCGGCGGCGGCGAGCGCCTGCTCGGCGGCCCGCGTGCCCAAGACGAGTTCGCCGACGACCTGCCGGACGAAGACACGGACTCCGGCAGCGACCTGCTGTAGCGAGCAGGTAAGATGGGACCGGCAGGGCCGGGCGGTAGTGGATTGGTCTCCTTCCCGTCCTGGCCCTGCCTCCCCCAAGAAGGAGACCAACTGTGACTCGTGTGTATCTGGACACTGAGACGTACAGCGAAGTCGATCTGAAGAAGTCCAACGTCTACCGCTACTCCGAGGACCCCTCGTTCGAGATCCTGCTGCTGGGCTACGCGATCGATGACGACCCCGTCGCTGTCATCGACAACGTGGCCCGCATCCGACACCTGCTGAGCCGGTGGCGGGCCGACACGTCGGTCACGTTCGTCGCCCACAACGCAGGGTTTGACAGGGTGGTCCTGAGCCGCGTCCTGGGTCTGCTGACAGGCACCTACCTGGACCCTGCCCAGTGGGACGACACGGCTGCCAGAGCGGCCGTTCAGGGCTACCCACGGGGCCTGGCAGCACTGGCGACGGCGCTCGGAGTGACCGCGAAGGATACAGCAGGCACTCGACTCATCAACATCTTCTCAAAGCCACAGCGCGAGGGCCGCATCCGGCCCGAGGACTCCCCTGAGCGGTTCGAGCAGTTCCGCCAGTACTGCGGCAATGATGTTGAGACACTGCGCGAGGTTGATCGTGCGCTGCTCTCGATGCCCGAGACCGAGAGGCAGTTCTGGCTGCTCGACCAGCGCATCAATGACCGTGGCATCGCCATCGACGGCGAGTTGGCCGAGGGCTGCCGTGAGGTTGCTACGCTGAACGCCGGACTGGCCAAAACCCGTCTCAGAGACTTGACCGGGCTCGACAACCCGAACAGCACGGCCCAGTTGCGCGGCTGGCTGGCCGACCACGGCTGTCCTCTCCCCGACATGCAGGCCCGCACCCTGAACGAACTCTCCCGCGACAACCTGGCTCCCGAGGTTCGCAAGGCTCTTGCCCTACGTGCAGAGATCGCCGTCGCCAGCAGCAACAAGTTCGATGCTGCAGTACGTGGAGTCAGCCACGACGGCCGCCTGCGGGGCCAGTTTACGTACCACGAGGCGCTGACCGGCCGGTGGTCGTCGAAGGGCGTGCAGTTGCACAACCTCCCCCGCGAGTCCTTCAGCGACCGTGGCACCGAGGGCTTGGCCATCGCCGACATCCGGCTTGGGCTCGGCGCCGACATGACCACGCTGAAGCAGTTGGTCCGACCGATGCTCATTGTCAACGGCTGTGTGAGCGACTTCGCTTCGATCGAGGCCCGTGTCCTGGCCTGGCTGGCGGGAGAGCAGTGGGTGCTTGATGCCTTTGCTGCTGGCCGGGACCTCTACACCGAGACGGCCACACTGATGGGGCCGACCATTACGCGAGCGCAGGGCAAGATTGCCGTTCTGGCCTGCGGCTACCAGGGATCGATTGGGTCGCTGCGAGCACAAGGCTACGGCGGGCTGCGACGACCAGACGATGCTGAGGAAACCCAGGTGCGTGGGCACCGCGTCCAGGGCGGGCTTCTTGGCGTAGCACAGAAGAGCGCTCTCGGCAGCGAGTACAAGAGCGACGAAGAACTTCGGCAGATCGTCGAAGCCTGGCGCCAGGCCAACCCCAACATCGTGACGTTCTGGCGGGAACTTGAGAGCGCCTTTCGGCTTGGTGGAGCAGTCGGCGACAAGATTGTCGTTCGCAGGGCCGACAAGGACCGCTTCGTGCGGCTTCCGTCCGGCCGGGTGCTGTGCTACCGTGACGTCTCGACACGGGGCGACATCACCTACGCTCACGTCCGGGGTCAGCGGGCGACGACCTACGGCGGCAAGTTGACGGAGAACGTCACGCAGGCGGTCGCTCGGGACCTGCTGGCCGACGCCCTCGTCCGGCTCGACGCTGCAGGCTACCCGATCATCGGCCACGTTCACGACGAGGTACTGATCGAGAGCGACGACCCACAGGGTGTCCTGGCGATCATGCGTACCGGGCCAGCGTGGGCGACTGGGCTCCCGCTTGACGCTTCAGCCGACTCGCTCTACCGCTATGCTAAGAAGTAAGGAGGCTCGCAGTGTTCATCTTCGACATCGTGCTGCTCGTGCTCGCAGCGCTTCGCATCACTCGCTTCGTCCTCATCGACAGCCTGGGCCGGTGGTGGTTCGTCGGCCCCGCGCTGAAGCGCACGAGGAACAAGAAGTCCGAGAAGTATGTCGAGGGGCTGCTGTCCTGCCCCTTCTGCATCGGCTTCTGGATCTCCCTGGTTGGGGTCGCCACGCTGTACGCTGCCGGTGGGCCGGGGCAGGCGGCCCTGTGGTGGCGAGCCCTGGCCGGTGTCTGGGCTCTGAGTTACCTCGTCGGACACGGAGTCAACCGCCTTGACTACTCCTGACGAAGTCGTCCGGCGTCTCCGCGAGGTAGCCGAGCAGGCTCCCCTGGCGGTCGCAGCCCTTGTCGAGCAGGGCTGGTCCGAGGACGAGGCTAGGTGGTTCCTCCGAGCCGCCTTCACCGAGAAGAAGTGGAAGTGCTGTCCGGCCTGTGGGTCACAGTTCCCGCTCGTCCACCTGTGCTCCCTCAACTTGCGTTCTGCGACGGTTCATGGTATGATGTCTCCGACCACGCGAGAGGAGACCAATCCATGAACGTCCACCCGACGATGGACGACAAGTTGGAGACGACTCGCCCGGCCAGGCAGACCGTTCTCCCGTCGCCCGGCCAGTTCGAGTCGCTAGCCGTGACTCTGTGGACCAACAAGGGTCACGGCTACGTCCGGGCACGAGGCTGGTACGACGTCCACTGCGGCACCGGGCAGATCCACCGCGTCTGGATCGACGAGCGTGAGGAACTGCTGGAGCCGATCTCGGCCAACCAGCACGCCCTCATCCTCAAGGGACTGACGTTCTACGACATTGCGGCCCAGTTGGTTGACTGGGCTCTCGATGGCTACGCGTGCGACTGTGACCCCGGCTACGACGACGAGTGAAGGAGACCACTGTGAGAAAGACACTCCGCCGAGACCTGCTTGTCTCGACTGCTAACCACCAGATCGCGGCCCTTACGAGCGCGGCTATCTCAGCCGACCTAACCTGGGAACAGGCCAACACGTCTCGGCGAGCCATTTGCACTCTGCTCGAAACCGTGCTGCTTGACTCCAACGCCTACGCTGGCTTCGGCTACCTGGCCACAGAACTCAACGAGGATGGCACCCTCATCCAAAACTTCGATGACTTGGCACGGAGGTACTACTGATGCCTTACATCATCGTCGCCGTTGCCGTCTTCATGTACTGGTTCATTGTCTTCGGCGTCGGCTTTTGGCTGGCTTCCCGGTGACCGGCGACTGCTTCCAGGTCGCGGCCGACCTCACCCTGGCCATCGAAGACCTCGTGCTGTGCCACGGCAAGCCGCTGGGGACTGGTGGAGAGGCAAAGGGCCTGCGCTACTGGCACGCCTGGGCCGAGTTCGAGAACGTCGTGCTCGACTTCTCCAACGGAAACAGCGCCGTCGTCCGAGTCGAAGACTACTACGCTCTCGGCACCATCGACCTTAAGCGGGTCCGCCGCTACACCCGCGATGAGGCCATCGCCTGCATGCGCGCTTACGACCACTACGGCCCCTGGCCAGAAGGAGACTCAGACCAGTGACGACGATCAACCCCCCAGGCGAGCAGGTGGCGGCCATGCTGGTCAAGCACCGCGCCAACGCCATGTCCGTCCCGATGCAGCCCGACGCCACCTGGGCCGACGTGGCGATGAAGGCCCGTGAGATCGCCTTCAACCCCATCACCAGCCACCGGACCCTGGTGTCCGCGACAGCGCTGCGGCTGGCAGCGGAGGCCGCACAGTGAGCGGCAAGACCGACCCGAGACTGGACGTGCTGCGGCCACTGCTGGACGGCAGGCGAGGGTTCGCCATCTCCGTGCTGAACAGCCTGGACGCCGTGGACCCTCGGCGCAGAGCGCTCGACACGCTGGACGCGCTAGACCCGGCCAGTCCCGAGCACGAGGCGTTGGTGGAGCGGTTGGCGCCACTGCTCTTGCCGGATCAGCGTCCGTCGTGGTCGCTGGTCAACGATGACACTCAGGACAGGTGTCGGGCAAAGGCCCGCGCCGTCCTCGCCGCACTCCGGGAGGCGGCACAGTGAGCGACCTGGACTGGAAGATCGACGACCTGGACCGCAGGCTGAAGGCGGTCGAGGAACGGCTTGGTCAGGGCAACGAGACGACCTACTGGCCTCCCAACCCGAGGGAGTCGGATGGCGAACTGCTGGCCCGCCTGGGCACCGACGCTGTGAAGTGGGCCGAGGAGTTCCTGCGACGGTTCCGTGACAACACGATGGGTCCGATAGATGAGGGACTCATGACCGCGTGGTTCGCGGCGGCGATCGGTGCGGGCGAGATGAAGAACGCCGTCGCTGTGGCCTACCTGGAGTGGCTGTGGGGACCCGACTGGCGGGGAGTCGCGCAGCGATGGTTCGAGCGTCACTTCGCTGACGAGACAGAGCCGAGATGGGAGGTCGTCCCGCTTAACGCCGCACTCGACCCGGACACCCCCATCCGGCTCACCATCGTCGGGCCTGCCGGTGACGGATGGGACGGTGCGCGTGCGGCCACCGAGTTCCACTGGGACGACGCGCACAGCGTGACCGTGGAAGTTTGGGAGGCCGCACAATGAGCGGCATCCTCGACAGGCTGCGGCACTACGGCCTGATTCCTGGCGGCATCATTGCGGTTCGCCCTGGCGACATGAGAGGCGCTCTGGTGAAGGCCGACGACGTGCGGGACGCGCTGCGCTCCGACGAGACGAGGCGCAAGATCACCGAAGTCTTGGCCGAGAATGGGGTGCAGCCGAACACGGACGCCATGCACTCCTGGCGGTGTAACGAACCGGACCGCTTCCCCGGCTACTGCTCGTGCGTGCCGCAACTGGTGGACGACCTGATCGACGTGCTGGCGGGAGGCGAGTGATGGAGCCTCGTGACCCCGACCCCCGGCTGGCCGAATGGCTCGCCGCCGTTGGCATCGCGTTCATCGCGTTCATCATGCTGTGGCTGGCGCTGTCGTGACCTCGACCGAGGACCCCGACAAGCCCCCGATGAGTTGGACCGGCTGCCTGGTGTGGGGTGCTGGGCTGGTGCTCGCGGTCGTCATCTGGGGCCTGTTCGTGATCTGGGTCTGGTACTGGCTGGAGCAGCGATGAGCGACTACACGATCACCGTCAAGGTCCCGTTCACCTACGACGGCGAGGGGAACGTCACCGCTATCGGGCTGGCCTACCTGCTCGACGCCATCGCCGACGAGCACTTGTCCAGCCGCCAACCCGAAGGCGTGACCATCCGGGTGAAGAAGCATGTGCGTTCCTGAGTTCTGCGCCGACTGTTGGGAGCGTGCCCGGCGCCGATGGCAACTCGGCGGCAGCACCGAGTCCGTCGAAAAGATCTACTACGACCTGCTCGAACAACACGACGAAGATCCGTGACCTGCCGACTTGCGCTTTGCGAGAGTTCATGGTATAATGGTATCACCACCGAGAGAAGGAGACCATCATGACTACTCAGACCGCCACTTCAGCCCAAATCAACTACCTCCGCAAGTTGATCGACGGCAAGGAGTGGCCCGCCGCTCCGGCGTGGCAGGACCGCAAGGTCTCGCTTGGAGTCGAGATCACCAGCGGCCTGCTCACCAAGAAGACAGCCTCGCTCGCCATCGAAACCCTGAAGGACCTCCCCTGGGCGCCGAAGACCACCGACACCGGCACTCCCGCTGAAGAGGGCTACTACGTCTTGGACAACAAGGTCTACCGCGTCCGGACGAGCAAGGCCGGTCGGCGCTACGCACTCGTGCTCACCGCGACCCCGGCCAGCAACGGTTCCCGGCGCTACTCCTGGGAGTACACCAAGGGCGTCGTCTACCGGCTCACCGAGCGCCTGACGGTTGAGGAAGCCGCCAAGCGTGGCCACCTGGACGGCGTGTGCATCATCTGCTGCAAGGCGCTGACGGACCCCGAGTCGGTCGAGCGTGGCATCGGCCCGGTGTGTGTCTCCCGGCTCTGAAGCCGCTTCAACGACGGCGGCGCTCTCTCCTACGGAGCGCCGCCGTCGAGTCGCATCCGGCGGGCTACCATCTCAGCCTCCGTCGCCGTCGCGTAAAACTCGCCCGAGACGGCAACGATCTCGTTGTTGCTGGCTCGCATCTGCCAGTACCACCCGTGCCGGTCCTGGTAGACCTCGATCATCCTTCTTCCACCTTTGGCGGTTCCTCAGTCCTGGCGATCACCAGGTCGCGGGTCAGCCAGCCGACAAGCCCGCCCACCGCAGCAGCCGCAATGTTCCCGAGGATGGACAGGGCCTCATCAGCCACTCCGTTTGTCTCGGACGCCTCGGCACCCCACAGGCCGAACCGCAGCGCCAGCCCCCACAGCGACAGCAGGATGATGCCGACCACGGCGGTGAGGATGACCACGGCCAGGGCGCTGATCGCCTGCCGAGACAGGACGTAGTGGTGCTCTTTCGGGTTGCTCACGCTGGCCACACCCTTCGACAGACTTTCTTGACGGCCACCGCTATGACGACGGCAACCCCGATCCAGCCCGCGACCCCGAGGGCGAGCGCGAACGCAGCCAGGTAGCCGATCACGGCGTCACCCCCAGCATGGCGACGGCGACGCACAGGGCAGCCAAGGCACCGATCGCCAGCGCAACCACGACGCCGCGCATCACAGACCGTCCTGTCTCGACTCGGCCGGAGTGGAGAAGAACTGCTGGTCCGGCTCGACTTCGGGCTCGCCGCCGCCGTACCGCTCCAGCCACTCCTCTTCTGTGATCGGGTTGCCGTCCTCGTCGTAGTAGCCCTCGGCCGGGAAGTCGGCCTCGTCGATCTCGTCCTGGCAGGTGCCCTCAAACGACTGCCCCAAGGTCACCACCCCGTAGCGCGGCTCACCGATGATCGTGGACGACATCTGGTTGGCCTGCACCGGGCGGTCAAACGGGAACCTGTCGCCCTGCATCATCTCCACGCCACCGTCGTCGAACCGCAGCGTCAGCGTCGGCGGAACCAGGTCACCGATGGACGACACCGGGTAGATGCGCACCTCGACCAGGCCCTCGTCGGTCACGTCCCACTCGGTGCAGTGGCTCTGCGAGATACCGGCCAGGGTGGTGACGGGCCACTCGGGCTGAGCCTTGGCGAGCCCGCCGAGTGCGAAGACGAACAGTCCGACGAAGATGCCCGCGATAGCGGCAAACACCAGGAGGCCCAGTGCCCGCCCCGACCGGGGCGCCGCGTGCTGTCCGCTCATCTCAGGGGAAGATCCTGATGCCCGTACCCGCGAACATCGCCGCCGTCTGCTTCGGCCCGCAGGACTTGCCGGTGTTGTACGGCGCGGGCTGGTTCTTGGACCGCTGCCACGCGGCGAGCGCCCTGGTCGTCTGCCCATTCACCGGCCAGTTGCCCGTCGGTCCGGCAGGGATGGCGAAGCCCAACTGCATCAGCCGCCGCTGGAGGTTCCACACGCTGTCGCTGTCCCGCGTGCCTTCCCTCAACTTGTTGACGTAGACAGCGTTGTTCTTCCAGCCACTCGGGGACGGGGCAGGTGTTCCACCCGCGCCGATGCCGGGGATCTTGACTCCGCCCAGGTACTCGGCCCAGCCTGCGTAGGTACGACCCCAGGCGCGGGCAATCTCCTGGATGCCTGCCTCGGCGACCGGAGCGGTCTGCCCGGCGCGACCGGCACGCGGCCAGTCGGTTGAGCGGCAGCGACCGCCACCGACGCTGATGGCGATGTGGCCGTACTGGCCGCCGGTCCAGAACACCGGAACACCGGCCGGAGGACTCGGGTCAGGGCCGTGACGACCCTTTGCGTTGTTCCAAGCCCAGATCGCGGACGGGCCGGACCAGGGTGCGGCGAACATCGTCTGGACGAAGTTCAGGCAGTACTGACTCCGGTAGGACGTGTAGCGTCGCGAGTAGGCCACGGCCTCGGCTGCGGATCTCATGCCTGCTCCTTCTCGTCCAGCGCGATCTCAGCCTGCCACTCAGGCGAGTCCACGTCCGGCAGGTCTGGCTTGAAGTCCTGCTCGTCCGGCGTTTCAGCACCTTCGGGAAGGTTCTGCTCGCCGTCCTCGGGTGGGGTCTGCTCAGTCATAGGCACATTATACCCAGACTGCGCCGTTCCACACTTCTGGTTGGCTCCACTGAGCGCCATTCCACAGTTGTGCCGTCGTCCACCCCACTCCATCCCACATCTCGACACCGCTCGGCAGCCGACCAGACCCAGAAAGCGTCACAACAACCGTGAGTGCCCCGGAGCCACGTCGGAGGGTGATCCCCTCGCCGAACAGCGCCACGGCCACCAGGAGGGCGCCAGTGCCCGAGAACGAGGGCGCTACGGCCTGGCCGCTGCCCGCCAGCACGACGGAGGCCGTCAGAGCGCCCGTCCCGGCCCGGACAGACTACCCAGCGCCTGCCAGGGCCACGCTGACGGTCAGGTGGCCGGTGCCCTGGCCCTCGCCGGGGACGACCTCGCCGGTGCCCGCGAGCGTGACGGTGACGGCCAGGTGCCCGGTGCCGCCGCCAGTCGCCAGGCTCGCGTCGCCACCCACGTCACCGGGAACTCGCTCGTCCGGCTCAGCGTGACGACGCACGCCGCGCAGCGAGCGTGGAAGTCCTGGTCCTGTGCCAGCAGATGCAGGTCGTAGTAGCCCATCGTGTTTCCTCACTGGTCGGCGTAGTAGGTGCAGCAGATGGAGATCCACGTAGCGCTGTAGTTCCCACTCTCCGCCCGGAGGGCTCCATCTGCCTGCAGGTTGAGCCGAGCGTAGACATTGGGCCAGGTAGAAGTGGCGAAGATGAGAGACTGCCCAGGCCGGTACCCGACCGGGAGGGTGGCGATGTGGAGAGCAGTTCCGCTGTCTACCAGACCACGAATCTCGACCTGTCCATTCGCCATCTTCCGATACTGGGGAGCCGAGTAAGCGCTGCCGCCCGCGTAGTCCCGCCACCCGTTGAGCAACGTCAGGCTCTTCCAGGACGTGTCCGGCGCGAACGGCTGCTCGACCGTGACGTGCTGGATCGTCTCGTGGACGTTGCCCATGAAGCGCATCGAGAACTGGGACAGGTGCCAGGACGACGAGTAGCCGTAAACGGTGAGGGCGCCACCCGAGGACTGCCACGCCTGCATCTTGACCTCGTCGCCCGCCTTCAGCACCAGCAGGGCGGACCCGTCCACGATGGCGTTGCCAGCGCTGAACGCGGCGTGAGCGAACTCGCCGGTCTGGGCGTCCTCGACGTTGTTGATGACGAACCGGAAGACTCGATGCCCCGTGGCGTTGATGGCGAAGTTCGCCTTGCCGTGGACGAGGTAGGTCCCGGAGATCGGGGCTTTCAGCACGGCAGGCTTGCTCGCGCTCCACATCTCGGGGAACGACGGGTCCGGCCGGTACGCCGTCCAGAAGTCCAGGTCGTTCCAGCCACCGGAGACGATGCTCTTCGACCCGGCACCGCGCAGGATGTAGAGCGGCACACCCGCCTGCGGAGAGGTCTCGGCGCGGGCGTACCGCCACGAGATGTCCCGGATCTTCACCCACCCGGCCTGCTGCAGGTAGATCGAGACGTAAGGCCGCCAGCGGGCGCACGAGGACGACAGCGTGTACGTCGCGGTGACGACCCGCGAGCCCTTGCCGGTGAGCGAGACCTGGACGTTCTCGACGTTCGTGTTCCCGACGAAGAAGTCCGGGTTGACCGCCGGGTCGGTGGTCCACAGGAGAGAGAACTCCGCCAGGCCCTCGACATCGGTGTCCACGACCATGCGGACCTCGACGGTGCCGCCACCCTCGACCGGGTTGGGGTGCTGGCCGTTGATGCGCGACCACACCTGGGCGTCCTGCCGCATGTCGATGGCGTTCTCGCCGGGGTAGCGGATCACCTCGGGCGGGTTGCCCCAGAACGTGGACCAGTTCGCCGAGTCTTGGAAGAAGACCTCAGTCGTCGAGCCGCCCCGGTCCACACCGAGCACGACCACTCGCTTGCCCTGCATCTGCGTCCACACCCGCTGGCCGATGCTCAGCCCGCGAGGGTCGATGAGCATCTGCGGCGTGTAGGGCAGCGGCCGGGTGTCTCCGTCGAGTCGGAAGCGCGGTGCCGTCCCGGCCTGGGTGACCGTCGCCCAGCGGAACGTCGTGTCCGTCGCCGAGGGGCCGGGCGTCTGGGCGATGGGGTCCCACGGCAGCCGGGTCAACTCGAACGGGGTCGGTGTCGGCATCAGTCAGCGCTCCGGGCGGAGAACGGCAGCGGTGCGTGGTCCCAGGCCGCCGTGGCACGGGTGAGGGTAGCGGTGCGGGTGGTCGGCCCGATCTCAAGCATCGTCGTCTGGCACAGCCCGAGCGGGTCGAGCGGCACGTCGGTGGTCAGCACCAGGCACAGCGTCGAAACGTCCGCCTCAGCGTGGACGTAGCGCACCACGCTATTCACCCGCAGGTCGGGCAGGAAGGCGTGGGTGATCGAGTAGACCGCACCCACCGAGCGCAGCCGATCGAGTTGCATCTGCGCGTAGAGGTTTAGGTCCGATGCCTCGACCTCCGTCTCGGTGACCGTCACCCACCGGCCGCGCTGGACGAACCCCAGCGGGTCGTCGGGGTCCTCGTTGGTGGCGATGCCGACCTGACCGTTGCCCGGCGTGCCGGGCGGCACCGAGCCGTCGCCCGCCTTGTAGGCGACATAGCGGTTGGGGATGGCGTACCAGTCCAACTCGCGCTTCCAGTCGGGCACCTGGATCGAGTTGGGACCGTCGCCGAGAGGAGCGAGCAAGTCGTAGACCGGCGAGCGGTCTTTCGGGCTGACGTAGGGCGTCACGCGGAACTGGCCCATGCCGTCCGTCCACAGCGGCATGTAGCCGCCGATCTGCAGCAGGTCGTTGACGATCTTGAGCCGGGTAGTGCCGATGTCCCAGAACATGTAGTTGGGTGTCACCTGCGAGTCGGGCTTGATGGCCGGGGTGTCCTCGCCGGTCTCGCCGATCACCGCGAGGATGTGGTCGCGCAGGTTCGAGCCGGACAGGGCCGAGTAGTGCCACGGCTGGCCAGTGTCCGGATCTTCGGGGATGTCCTGGTCGAGGATTGAGTTCTTGTCCAGCAACTCGACCTCCCAGGACAGCCCCGCGTCCGACCACTGCTCGATGGGCGTCGAGCAGAGGAACACGCCCAGCGGGGTCTCGACGCGCTGGTCGCCGTACTCCTGGATGATCCACGGCCGCAGCCTGATCTGGTCCCAGCGGATGTTCGGGTCGGTCACGTCCTGGACGGTGATCTTCCCGTTGCCCTTGATCGCCGCATTGGCATCCCACGTCAGCGAGCCCTTGACCTCTGCCGACGTGAGGTAACCCAGCACGTTCTCGGAGTGGTCGAGCACGTCCAGCCGGAACGACGTGACCCGCGCCCCGGTCAGCGGCTCGAAGCCCTGCTGCTTGACCGACGTGAAGTCGGTGGGCCAGTCGGGCTTGTGGGTCCAGACCACCACCGGGTCGGCCCACAGCGCCGACGGGTCCTCCCACAGAGCACCGGTCACGACGTCTCCTGCATCATCCTCTGCACAGCGGAAAGGATCATCTGGTCCGTGACCACGGCCTCGTTCGCACCGATGTCCTTCTCGCCGGCAACCGTGGCGCTGACCCACGCTGCCACCCAGTCGGAGCCGACGAGACTCGGGTAGACGACGCTCACCCAGCGCACCGGGTCGGAGACGCCCTCCTGCCGAGCGCACGCGAGGACCCGCTGCTGCAGCACGCCGTCGTTGTAGATGCGAGACAGTGCCAGGTACGACATGGCTTCTCCTCTCAGTAGCGGCTCTTGAACCACTCGTCCAGACGGCGAACGGCGTCAGCAAGCAGCGGAGGCCGGTACATCAGAAAGATATCCCCGAACGCCGCCGTCCAGCGGCCGTCCGCAGTGACCGCACCGTTGGCGCCCATCAGGGCACCGATGCTCAGGTACAGAGCGTAGTCCCAGACCGGGTCGGTGGAGGTCCAACCTGACGACGAAGCCACCACCACCCCGTTGTGCCAGATGCTAACCGTGCCCATCGAACGCTGGATCAACGTCCAGCCCGCCGCATAGGTATCGCCCGAAACGTCGAGAACTCCTCCGCCAGCCAGCAGGGACTCGTAGCGCAGAGCCACCCCGGCGGGACCCGTCGTGACTTTCACCTGCTGACCGTCGAACACCCCGGTCATGTTGAGCACGGCGAGGTCCGTCCCAACGATCTCTGAGTGAGCGAAGGCGATAGCCCAGTTGGCATGGTCGATGTTGAGGACGCCTCCAACCTGAAAAGACCCACCGCCGCGCATCAAGTTGGCGTCGTGCGCAGGCTCCAACGTCGTACCCGACCAACACTTGAACTCCAAGGTCGTCGAAGAGTTGACGACGCAGCCGACTCGACTGTTGCTGGCGTTCCAGCGCTTCGAGTCCACGAACAGGATGTCCTCGATAGCGGGCAGGTCCGGCACTGCTCCGGCTGGGCGCACGATCCGGTCCACGAAGAACCCCATGCCGGTGGCTCCGTCAGGCTTCTGCGCCAAGTACCCGACCCAGACCGTCCCGTCACCCGACTGTGCCAGCGAAGCGATGCTGTCCCACTCGTCACGCCGGACCAGCGTGCCGGTGTCCCGGTCGGTGATGGTGATCGTCAGCTGCGGCGTGTACGTCGGGTTGTTGACCGTGATGCGGAGCCACTTCCCAACAGGCACATCTCCGCCCGTAGTGCGGGACGGCGGGAGCGGGTTGCTATGCTCCCCGGCAGTCACCTTGAACAGGTTGTAGTTGTAGGCCTGCCCAGCCTGGTCGATCCGGTACATGATCCCGTGGCTGCTCAACCCCACCAGAGGGTCGAAGCCGTTGGCGGGGTTCTTGTAGAACAGCCCCAGGTTGAAGATCGAGCGGTCGTCGTTGAGCTTGAGGAAGTCGATCTCGAGGTCGCAGGACCCGAAGTCCATCATGTCGAAGGCGTACGTAGACCCTGTTTTCTTGATCGGGCACCAGCCCCCGTTACCGTAACTCACAAGCGAGTACGGGCCGTCCGAGGTGACGCTGGCATGGGGGTTGACCGACTGCGCCCAGAAGTGGTTCGGAACTCCTTCAAGGAATGACTGAAGATAGGTGAGACGCTTGGTGGGTGCTGCTGCGGGCAACGGGTAGTCCCGTGCTGTGAGCCTGCCGGGGTCGGTGGTCATCTCGCCTCGGTACAGGAGGTCCCAGTGCGTCGCGTCGTTGCTCCCGTAGACGTTGAACCGCACCGGGTCGCGCTCCGCATGGTCGTTCGCCGTCGTCAGCCGGAACCCGCTCGGGACGAAGCGGGTAGGGAACGTGACGTAGACGTAGCCGTGGGTCTTGCTGAAGTTCAGCCACTTGCCGCCATCAGTGCCGTCCAGGATGCCGCCCGGCCCCTCGGCAGGAGGACTGTCGATAGCAACCCCGAAGGCCGCCCCACCACGCACCGGGGAGGTACCTACCAGCAGCTCGAAGCCGCCGACCTGGACGCTGTTCGCCGCCGCCCCTCGCAGCTCGACGGGCTGGAAGCGGTACGAGCGGTAGCCGTCCTGTGAGGGCCACACCTGCTCAGTGCCAAGAAACACCGCCGTCGCCGCATCGGCGCCGACCCGAACGTCTTTGACGAGATCCGACCCAATGCGAAGGCTGCTCATGTGATCACGTACACCGTCGTAGCGGACTTGCTGCCGATGGCGTCGTACTGTGCCTGAGTGCCTGCCCAGAGCGCGGTGGCCGTTCCGGCCTTGTCCACCTTCGCCGTCGTCTGCGGGGCGTGGTCGATGGCGTAGTGGTCGTTGTAGGTCAGGTACTGCGGGTGCGGGTCAGGGGCACCCTCGTGCTCGTTCGCCGTGACGTACTGCGGATGCGGATCGGCGGCGTTCGCGTGCGCGGTGACAGCCGCAGCGGCCGTTCCGGCAGGCTCCTTCTGGGTCACGGTGGTGTGAACAGCACCGGCCCACTCGGACAGCGACGGAGAATCCAGGGTGTCGCCGGGCTGCCCGTAGTCGGCGGTCGTTGCCATGATCACTCCTACCGGGGGTCTCGACGGGTGACGGTGAACTCGATGACGGTGTGCGTGCCCGCTGCCGCCCACCCGCTCGCAGGCTTGAAGACCTCGATGCCGGGGTGACCGCTGGCGACGTTCGCCGTCCAGAGCCAGCGGATCTTCTGCGGTGCGCCGGTCGGCACGAGCCGGTCAGGAGACGACGCGTTGAACGCGACCGAGACACGCCACTCGGCCATCCCGATTTCGACCACGACCAGCGCCTCGATCTCGTAGACCTTGCCGATCTCGAAAATCTGCGGGTAGCCGTACATCCCCACGCCGGTGTCCTCGGCCGGTGCCGGGTTCCACGGCAGGTCGAGCGCGTCACCGTTGCGGACCACGCCGGGCTGAGACCAGGCGTAGCCAAAACCGAAGGAGCGCCAGAGGCTTGTGGTGGTGAGCAGGTTCGGCGGAGTCACGTCCACCCGGTCGTACTTCGGCTCCTCGACGTAGTAGGGGCGCTCGGTGAAGTCCACCTGGGTCAGCGTCGTCGAGACGCCGTTGACGCCGGGTCTCGGCCCCTGGGCGATGGACACCGCGCCCATCCGGGCATAGAGCCGCCGTCCGGTGTAATCGCGCCACATGACGACCTCGGCCTCGTGTGCGGCCTTCCGCCAGTCACTCACCGGGGAGTCCCAGTTGCACTCGTCGCCCGGCGCACAGCCGAGCGGCGCGGCCACCGGGGTCCCTGAGACGGACAGCTCCGTGCCGATGTTCTTGCCGAACAGGCCGACCGGGTGCTTGCGGCCGAGGAAGTGCTGGGTCCGGCTGTTGCGGCTGTCGGTCTCGTCCACCTTCAGGTCGCTGCGCAGCCGGACGATGTTGCTGAACGACGGACCCCACGACAAGAAGCCCCAGTAGTCGGTGGAAGACAGCGGCACCGTTGCCGTAGGGCCGGTGGCTCGCAGCCCGTCCACGCTGACCGAGATGGCCCGGTACTCGACGATCCCGGCCAGCGGCGAGGTCGGGTCGGAGATGGTCGCCGGGAGTGGGATGCCGCTGGCGAACAGCGTCCAGTCCGTCTCTCCGAGGATGCGTCGCTCGACCATCGCCGTCTCGATGGGGACGGTGGCACCCTCCTGGGGGTCTAGTCCTTCCAGGGTGAGCGCGATCCGTCCCCGGCAGGGGTCGGTGAAGGAGACGATGGTCGCCTGCGCGGGCGGCAGCAGGTCGATCTCGAACGTGGCGGTCGCCCACTCGCTCCACAGGTCGAAGCCGCTCTTGGTTCGCACCCGCACCCGGTACTCGGTGAGGTTCACAAAGTCGTAGGAGTCGAACAGGTACGAGGACACCGACCCCGAGCCGCTGTCCCGGAACAGCGCCGTTCCGAGCGGGTCGGTGATCTCGACCTCCCACGCCGTCTGCGGGCTGCCCTGGTCCTGGTTGTAGACCCAGTCCACGCTGGGCGGCAGCACCTGGACGACCGGCGGCGGGAAGCCGACGACGATGGTGACGGTCGGCGCGGTCGTGCCGGTGAAGGTGGCCCCAGCGGACCACGGCCCCCAGTCGGCCAGGGTCGAGCTCCGCGTGCGGACCCGCCACAGGTAGACCGCCCCGTTGGGCAGGGCGGCGGCGGGCAGAGTGGCCGACCCGGACGATGAGGCCACCTGGCCGGAGGTCCACGCCGTCCACGTCGAACCGCTGTCGTTGGAGACCTGGACCTCGTAGGAGGACTGCGCGGCGTTGTCGGCCCCGCCGACGTGCTTCCAGGTCAGCGTGTGCGCGGCGTTGAGGTCGATCTTCGCCCCATCGGGGTCGAGCAGGGTGGGCGCCAGCGGCGGCACCGCGACCGTGACGCTGTTGCTCTCGACGTAGCCGGAGTACAGCCCGGTCGCCCCGCCCTTGCCCTTGGTCCGCACCCGGTAGGTGTTCGTGCCACCACCGGCCGAGGAGTCCAGGTAGGTGTTCGAGCCGTCCGTGACCGTGGCGATGGTCGTCCACGACCCGGTGTCCACCTTGCGCTGGACCTCGTAGTCCATCGCGCCGTAGACGACGGTCGGGACCCAGGAGACCCGGACGTCGGTGCCGGACGTGCCACGCACGGCGGTGACGCTCGTCGGCCCACCGGGGCTGGTGTAGATGGTGCCGGACTCGTTGAACGAGCCCGAGCCGACCGTGTTGTTCGCCCGGACCCGGAACGTGTAGGCCCGGTTGGCGCTCAGCCCGGTGCGGACGTAGGAGGTCGCGGTCGAGCCGACCGTGGCGACGGTCGTCCACGCTCCCCACGCGCCGTCGTAGGTGCGCATCTCGACGGTGATGCTCGTGTAGGGCCGCTGAGCAGTCGGCTGGTTCGTCCACGAGACGGTCGCCTGGCTGTCGCTGTTGCGGACGGCCGTGACCGAGTACGGGCTGTAGGGCGCAGCGTAGGGCCGGGCCGGGATGCTGACGCTGACGCCGTGGCTGGGCGTCGAGCCGTTGTAGGCTCCGCCGACCTGGGCGTAGAAGTTGTAGTTGCCGGGCGAGGAGCCCCAGGTCGAGTAGTTGTACCAGACGTCTCGCGTGCCCAGGTGTAGCACGACGCCCGCGTTGCCCTGGTTGTTGTAGTCGATCCGCCCGCCCGAGTCGCCCCAGGTGTCGAGCCACTGGAAATCGTTGTAGCGGTAGAGGTTCTGGACGTAGTACTCGACCCGGATCAGCACCGAGCCACTGTTGGTGTCCACGCCGGTCGCCACGTAGGCGTTGATGCCCACGCGCATCCCGTTGCCGCCGACGTTGTGGTACCCACCCCACGAGGTCATCAGACGGCCCTCACAGTCCCGCTCCGGAGGGTGCGCCGGGCGTTGACGCGCTGCCGGTCCAGCATCTCAAGGAAGTCCGCCACCGTGCCGAGGTCGCGGATGCGCTCGATGTCCAGCACGACCTCGATGTTGTAGGTTGTGTTGCCCCCGCCCATACCCCTGCCAGCACTGAGGCTGCTTCCTCCGCCGATGTCGAACGGGCCGACATCGACCTGCCGAGCCAGGTACTCGCTGGCTCGCGCTGCCTCACCGGCTCCTCCGACGAGGCCCTGGACCAAACCCTCGACGACGTTGGTGCCGTACTCCTTGAACAACTTCGACGGCGAAGCGATGCCCAGCACGCTCAGCACCGGCTTGGGCACGTTGGCCTTGATGAAGCCCATCACGGCGCTGTAGAGACGAGCGCCCATACCGAGGATGCCGTCGATGAGCCCCTGGATCATGTCGCGTCCGGCGCTGACCAAACTGCTGGCTGCCCCCTTCACGGCATTGACTACGCCAGTGATCACGCTACGGGCGGCCTCAGTCGCCCGGCCGACGAAGCCACTAATCGTGGAGACGACATTGTTCCAGGCATCGGAGACGATCTGCTTGACCTGATTGAGCGGCCCGCGCACGAGGTCCATCAGCCGGTTGAAGCCATCCCGGACGAAGCTGACCGCCGCCTGCACCCTCTCGTTGATCCAGGTGGCGATCGCCTGCCAGGCTTCCCGGATGAAGGAGCGAACCGCCTCGACCTTCTCCATCACCGCAGCACGGATCGCCTCGAACTTCTCGGTGATCCAGGTCCAGATCGCGGTGACCTTCTCGGCGATCCAGTCGTAGATCGCCTGCCAGGCCGTCACGAGGAAGTCCCAGATTGCCTGTGCTGGGCCGCGAATGGCCTCGAAGATCCAGTTCCAGATGGCGATGAGCAGAGCCAGTGCCATTCGGTACGGCCAGGTCAGCCACTCCAACAGCCGCCCGCCCCACTCGATCACCCAGTCGATGATCCCGCCAAGGAAGGCGACGACGCTGTTGAAGGCGCTGGAGATGGCAGTCCAGACACCGGAGACACCACTCTTGATCGACTCCCACACCGCCGTCACAGCAGGCATGAAGGTGTTCGTGAACCAGTCGCTCACTGCCTGGATCGCCGTCTTGATCGCGTTCCAGACGTTCGTGACGATGGCCTTACCGGTCTCGGTTTGGGTGAAGAACCACACGAGCGCCCCGACGAGCAGGCCGACTGCTGTGATGATCGCCCCGATCGGGTTGGCGGCCATCGCCAGGCTGAGCAGGATGAAGGCGCCGCGCACGACCAGGATCACGGTCTGCAGGATGCGGAACGCCGAGATGATCGCGTTGATGATGCCCGCGATGAACATCATGGACTTGAAGACGGCGACGAGTGCCAGTACCGGGCCGATGATCGGCGCCAGCGCGGTGAGAAGGCCCGCGAAGGCGACGATGATCGGGCTGACGATCGGCATGATCTCCGCCAGCGTGTCAGCCATCGACTCGATGATGGCGATGAGAGCGTTGAAGACCTCGGGCTTAGCCAGAACGGCGAACACCGGAGCGAGCGCCCCGATGACACGGCCGACCCCTTCGAGAGCCCCTGCCCCTTGCTCAGCCCACGTCTTGATGGCGTTCTGGCCAGCAACGGAGCCCGTCCACGCCTCGAACTTGGCCGTCAGCGTCTCCAACTTGGAGAGAAGCGTGTCACCAGCCCCCGCGCTCGCCGTGAAGACGTTGTGGAGCGCCCCACCAAGGTTCGTCAGGATGCCAATAAGGGTCTGTGCGGAGTCCATCGCCTTGTCCATGAACTCTGCGATAGAGCCAGACTCACGGCCTCGTGCAGCCCACTCCGCGAACTTCTGAGCGAGGGTCGTGATGCCGCCCGACAGCCGCTCGGCTGACGGGATGAGCGCGATATAGAGGTCAAGGATCCCCTGCAGGATCGGCTGGGCCGCTTGACCGAGGATCGTCATGATCCTCGTGTTGCCCTCCATCGCCAGGCCGAAGTCAGCCGCCACCTTCGGCTGAGCCGCCCACGCCATGATCTGCGCGACAACGCCGTTCAGCGCGGTCGCCATTCCGGTGAGGTTGGCCTTGGCGATGGGCAGGTACGTCTCACCGAGCACCCTCACGTCGTCGGCGAGGTTGGCAAAGAACGCGTCCTGGACCGTGGTTCGGAGGTCGGCCGCCGCATCGCGGAAGCCGCGCAACTCGGTCACGACGGCGCGAGCCGAGGGAGCCAACTTCGCCAGGGCCTCCTCGTTGCCCTTCAGTGCCTCGCCGAAGCCCCGGAAGGCGATCACGGCAGTCACGGCACCGCTGATGAGTGCCCCCAGCACGCCCACGAAAGAGCCCGCTGCCGCCCCGGCCTGATAGAGCGAGCCGAGGACTGCCGTCAGCCCTCCGGCCAGAACACTGATCCCGCTGGCTGCAAGAGGTGCCATGACGGTGACAAGCCGTAGAGCACCACCAGCAGCGACCCCGATTCCCCCGAAGGCAGTCTGGACCTTCTGTGTCTCCTTCTGCAGTGCGCTACTCGACAGAGCCGACGAGAGACCGGCCAGCATGCTCGACCCGAGCCGCTTGCCGAGAGAGTCGCCCTCGGCATCAACACCGGAACTCTTGACGATGCGCCGGATCTGGCTGGCGACTCGATCGCCGTCTACGTGGAGATCGACGTAGGCATCAGCAATGCTCACGCGTCACCCCCGCGCACGGCAGCGGCTAGGCCGGAGAGTGCTGCCGTCTCCTGCTCACGGGACCAGGGCGAAGAGGCTGGGGCCTCTTGGCCGGGTGGCGGCCGGAACAGGCGTGTCTCGAACCGGATGCGGTCCTTCTCTTCTTGGAAGGACTCGACGACGGTTGTGTGAACGTAGTTCAGGAAGCGGTCGAAAGGAAGGTCCATCAGATCCACTCCCTTCCCTGCAGTACGCCCGTCGAGCGTCACCCAGTTCTCTGCTGCGACAGCGACGAGCCGTACTGCTACGTAGTAGGGCGGGCCGAGATCGCCTCGACCAATCCTACCATGATTGCCTCTAGCCCGTCGATGTCGAAGTCGTCTTCAGGGTCTCGAAGTCGGGCAGCGATGCGATCGGCGTCCTCTTTCGAGAGCCCCTTGTCCAGCCAGGCAAAAGCCTCCTTGCTCGCCACGAGAGCGTTCTCCGCGTTCTCCATCACGGGCATCATGAGCGCGGCCCGCTTGGGTGGCGTGAAGGCGTACTCGTGGTCCTCACCCTCGATCGTGAAGGTGATGGGCTCGACCCGGCGCTTGGCTACCTTGAAGGCGAGATCACTCACGGGCGGGGCTCCTGCTCCTGCTTGGGCTGGGGCGGCGCCACTGTCGGCCGTGGGCGGGGCTTCCCGCAGTTGCATCCCATCTGTCTTGATCCTCTCTAGAAGGGTACGCCCATCATACCCTGAAGTCAGCCTCTGTGAGTGACCGGAGAGCCCTCTCAAGGTAGTGGACTGCCGGGACGCCTCGGGTCTTCCCTGTCCGAACCCACTTGCCGCCTCTCGTCTTGAACACGAGAGCCGGAGCACGGCGAGGGAAGATCGGCCCAGTGCCGCGCTCCTGGAAGATCGCGTACTTGATGGGGCTGCCGATCCGGTAGACGATGGTAGTCTTGGTCTGGCTGACCTGCGTGCTGGTGATGCTGTTGCGGAGAGCGCCGGTCAGCACAGGAGCGTTCTGCTTGGCACGGTCCCGGACCCGGCCAGCCGCCCGACGAGCAGCCCGGCCCACGTCGCCGGTCGGGCTGAACAGGGCCGTGACCTCAGCGTCATTGATGACTACTCGCATGTCAAAACCTGCACGGTGAAGTTCCACTCGAAGCCGCCGCAGTACCCTTCGGGGCCGAGAGGAGTTCCCCGTCCAAGCAAGGGTCGTCGTGCGCCAGTAGGAGGACTCCAACTGAGAAGTGACTTCAGCAGGAGATCAGCATCGCCGAGCATCTGCTGAGCGTCAGCGGTCATCTCATCAGCGGTCGGCGGTCGCCCGCTGTCGTCGAGCCCCTGCCAGCAGCGAACGATGCCTACAGCGGCCTCGACACGGAGCGAGTCGATGCCGCACGCGGGCGCACTGGCGACCGGCGTGATAGAGAGAACGCGCACCCAGACCTGGCCTGCACAGCAGTCATCCCAGGCTACCGTGCTGCCGGGGGTCAGCGAGATCGTCCCGACCGGGGTCTCTTCAGGAAGCCGTGACTGGACCTCTGTCAGCAGGCTTTCGAGAAGAGGCGCGACGACATCCACTACCGCCGCCCCACCGGCCGCACGTCAGGAGAAGCAAGTGCAAAGCCCAGCGTCGGCCGAGTTACTGAAGCCACCCACGAGTCAATGAGCCAGATGCCGGTGTGGCCCTTGTCGATGTCCTCGAAGGTGTCCAGGGCTGCCGAGATCGTGACACCCTGCCGAGAGATCGTCTGCCACCGCTGCGGCAACTCGCACCCGGCCCGGCCGCAAGCAGCCTTCCACAACTCAAGCGCCAACTTGCCTGCCGCTACCTGCCCACCGATAGGGACGGGCTCACCGAACTGCGCCTGCACGGTCCACGTTCCGACCTCGCCCGCAGGCAGGCTGAAGTCCTGGCAGTACGGCCAGAGGCCACCGTCCTGCCGAACAAGGAGCCGGTGGTCGTCGAGCCGGTAGGCGTCAGACGAAAGAGGCACGCCGTCGATCGTAATCGCCTCGATCGCTGCAACGTAGTGGCTGAAGCGCAGCGTTGACCCCTCGTTGCAGCCGCAGGTGTCACGGCAACGCCCGCAGGTGACGATGCCATACCCTGGCTCTCCTGTGGCACACTTGAGACGGCACGGCCGAATCGTCACCGGACAAGTGCCGAACCGGCGACCCGTCCAGCGCCACAGGTACTCCGTCGCCATCTGCTCGTAGAGGCTGCGGTCCTCACCCTCTTCGGGGGTGTCACACTCTGCGTAGGACACCGGCCACGAGCAACCCGCCGACTCTGCCGGGCCGTAACTGGCACCGGCCATCTGTCACGGCCCCGCAGTAGCGCCACACCCGCACTCGGCGGGCGGCGGCGACACGCCGGTCTCGATGATGAGCAGGGGCTCGTCAGGCTGCAGCGGAGTCGGCAGCGGCGCGGGCTGGTCGGTGCCGTCGAGCACGACATCGTAGGGACCCACGCCCCAGTTGTTGCCCGAGACCGTGTAGGCGCCCTGCATCGAGAAGGTGACCGCGTCCTCACCCGTGACCTCGATGTCGCCCAGGACCCCGGCGTTGACACAGGGCAGCAGGAGGTAGCCGCTGGCCTCTTCGGCGCCGGGAACGCAGGCGTTGCCCGCAAGCCCTGTCCACAACTCAAGGCTGAACTTGGTCTCGACGGTGCCCTCGTAGGCCGTCACACCGATGACGTCGGCACCGTCCTTGTAGGGCCGGGTGTTGGTGAGGAAGGAGAGCAGGTCGGGGTCCACCCCGCACAACTCCATCTCGACCGTGAAGCGCTTGAACGAGTCGGGGCTCTTGTGGCTGATGCAGACAGCCCCGGACGCGTTCTTGGTCGTGATCTCCGAGCCATCCTCTGTCTCGCTCGACAGCGTGATGGTGATGAAGCCGTCCGAGACGACGGACAGACAGGTGCCGACCGGCCCGGTTGCCTCGTTGCAGCAGGAGTCCATCTTGGTCAGCCGGATCCTCTTCCCGAAGACCGGCTTGAAGCATCGAGTAGCCACGGTGTTCCCTCCTAGGGAGTGATCGTTACGGAGGCGACGGGACAGGGATCCCACGCGACGACGTACTGGCGCTGCGCCGTCGCGTAAGCGTCGTTGGTGTGCGGGTCGATGAGAGTCGTTGTGTAAACGGCACTCCGGTACCCAAAGAGGGCGGGCGTCGCGTAGAGCGTGTTGGGGTGAGATGCGCTGTACCCGGCACCCGCGACGATCTGTGTCTCTAGGGGAGTGTAGAGACGCAGCCCGTTGCGGTGCAGGGTATCGCCGAGCAGTGTGACCACTCCGCGAGAGGCGTGGATGAGGCTGCGGACTCCGAACGTCACCCCGATGTAGTCTTCGAGCATCGCGACGGCTTCGAGAGCCGTCTTGGGTGCCGGTGTCAGGGCTTGCGCCTCTGCGTGCAGTCTCTCCCAGACATGACCCTCGACGGCTGCCTCTTCCTGCGTCAGCAGGTGGGCTGTGGCCTTCTCGACTGCCTGGACGTCGGCCCGGCCGCCGGGCGTGCCGCACTTGTAGGAGCCTGAGACCGTGATACCTGGTGCATCACCAAGGGCTCCTGAGACGTAGGCGTTGGTGGGGGGAGTGTCACAGTCCGGCTCAAGAACCTGAGCCGGGTCGCACGACAGGGCCTCCCAGACGACACCGTTGGACCAGTGCTCGTCAGGAGAGGCCCGGAAGGTGAAGGACGAGAAGAGCCCGAACGGCAGCGCCTCTCGGGGCTGACCGTTGACAGTCTGAGGGGCGGCGTATCCCACTCGAACTCCTCTCACTCAGTCGTGGCCGGGAGCGAGGGGGAGAGAGGACCCGCCTCGCTCCCGGCCACAGGGGGTCACGCCGGGACGTAGGTCCCGTTCGGCTTGATCTCGGTGCCGAAGTGCGCGTTGCCGGTCGCCTCGACCGCCACGGTCACGACACGGGTGTCGTGGAGCCGCTTCAGCACGAGGTACGGGTCCTCGGTGAACAGCGCCGTGAAGTCGTTCGTCCTGAGCCCGACGGAGTCGTAGATGTTCTCCAGCATGATCGAGTCGGTGACGCCCTTCACGAAGGCTCCTGCCGGGTACAGCAGGAACTTCACCGACGTCGGCGGCGCCGTGAACGAAGCGGCAGCCGTGGTGGCGATGTCCTGCCAGTCCACGACGTACTGCACGTTCACGTCCCGGTCAGCGAACCAACTCGACACCCGAGCATCGGTCACCGAGAGCAGGTCCACGCCGAGACGCCGAGCCAGGTCGGAGCGGATCAGCGGCTTGGCCCACGTCGGCAGAACAACCTCCAGGACCGCGTTGGCGGGCATCCGGCTCGCGGCCCGCAGGTGTGCGGCCTGCAGGTCGATCGCCGTCAGGAGTGGCGCCGTGGCACCGGCCATGTTCGTCGAGCCCCAGGTGATCGCCGTGCTGGCGCTCACCATGTCGTTAAGCACGGCGGCCGAGACGCGGTGCATGTGCGCCGCGAGCGCGACCTCGATGTTGTGCTCGATCAACTCCGGGTAGCCCCGCTGCTGCAGGAGCCCAGCGCTGATGCAGACGCCGCAGTACCCGAGCCGAACGTCGGTGAAGTCTTCGCAGGAGACGTAGAAACACGGCTTCTTGCCCGCGCCTGCGCCGTCGTAGTCTCCGTCGATGTCCTCTGCCTCGGTGTAGCAGAAGCCCGAGTCGGTGTAGATGTCGGAGTACTTCGGGCCGAGCGTGTGGCGCACGCCGCCCCGGTTGATCTGGATCTCGGGCACCGACACGAGGTCGGCGGAATCCGAGACGTTGATCAGGTCGTACAGCGTCTCGCTGGGCGAGCACCAGCCGCCGGACGCCGTCAGCGAGCCCGCCGGGAGCCGCTTCTGGTCCACGGCGGCGTTGATCGCGTCACGCGGGTCCTCGCTCACCACGACCAGGGACTCGTCGAAGGTGCGCGGGATGCGGGCGATGGCGAACCGCTCCGACACGCGCTGCCCCCGA